CCAGTTATACCTTGAATACCTTGTGTACCTGAACCAGTTATACCTTGAATACCTTGAGTTCCTTGTAAACCAGTTATACCTTGAATACCTTGTGTACCTGAACCAGTTATACCTTGAATACCTTGAGTTCCTTGTAAACCAGTTATACCTTGAATACCTTGTGTACCTGAACCAGTTATACCTTGAATACCTTGAGCTCCTTGTAAACCAGTTATACCTTGAATACCTTGTGTACCTGAACCAGTTATACCTTGAATACCTTGAGTTCCTTGTAAACCAGTTATACCTTGGGTTCCTGTTCCAGTTATACCTTGAATACCTTGTGTACCTGAACCAGTTATACCTTGAATACCTTGAGTTCCTTGTAAACCAGTTATACCTTGGGTTCCTGTTCCAGTTATACCTTGAATACCTTGAGTTCCTTGTAAACCAGTTATACCTTGAATACCTTGTGTTCCTTGTAAACCAGTGATACCTTGTGCCCCTGCTCCAGTTATACCTTGAATACCTTGAATACCTTGTGTACCTTGTAAACCAGTGATACCTTGAATACCTTGTGTACCTGAACCAGTTATACCTTGAATACCTTGTGGGCCAGTTATACCTTGAACGCCTTGAGAGCCAGCTCCAGTTATACCTTGAGCTCCTTGCGAACCGGTAGTTCCTTGTAAACCAGTGATACCTTGAATACCTTGTGTACCTGCGCCAGTTATACCTTGTAAGCCTTGGGTTCCTTGGGAACCGGTAGCTCCTTGAGAACCTGCTCCTGTAGAACCTTGTAAGCCTTGGGCCCCTTGTGTACCAATACCGCCACCACCAGAACCAGCAGGCCCTTGTGTACCTTGTGCACCTTGTGCACCTTGTGTACCAGAAGTACCACCGCCACCTGAACCACCTCCACCAGGAACATAACCAGGATAACATCCACTATCACCACCGTTTTTAGCAATTTTAGATTCTACTATAGTAGCAACCCATAAACATGCTATACCGAATACTTCAGCAGATCCTGTAGGTAATTCACCAGTTGGGCCTACTCCAGTAGGATCTCCAGTGTTTCCACTTGCACATTCAGTCAATAAAATTTCAGCTGAAATGTTACCTGGTGAAGAATATGTACAATCTGCAGGTAAACAAATTCTAATTAATCCTTCATTATGAATTACTCCTGATGTATCAGTAAATTGCAAAACATCCATAAAGAATCCTTTTGAACCTGATGGCACATTAGGATACCAGAAATTTGCAACGACACAATCTAATTCATTTGTTAATTGAATATGTATATCACATATAGTATCTAGATCAAGTGGTCTATCATTAGCACCAAATAATTGAATATCAATGCATGCAGAAGTACCTTGTACTATCCATTTAATACAATCTACTTGTGCGATAATTCTACCACAATAAGTTAATGCACATTGCGGATCGCTCGGAGTAGGAACTCCTGGGATTATAGGTACTCTACCAGCCACTCATTAGTCTTCTTTTTCTTCTAATGCATTAATAGAAATTCTTTCTTTATCAGAAATTTCTTCAATTCTTAGAGTTTTCCAAGCAGGGACTTCTTTAATAAGTTTAGTCATTTCCTCCTCGTTTATAATTTGAGATGATAATGTATCAATCTCTGTAGTTAATGTTCTTTGGTCCTTTTTAATTCTTTCTAATTCTGAATCAATGCTACATGATTTAAAATAGGATAAAATCATTACAGCTATAAGAACCTTCATTCCATGATTATGGAAAAATTTATTAAATGTATTCATAGTTTTTATTTTTTAAATTCTTGTTTAGGTTTTGCTTTATGTTCTGTTCCTTTTGGTACTCTGTGATAATTTTGAGTTGACCAAGCATCGTCTTCTTCGCATAAACAATCTTCTATATTTTCACCACACCTAGGGCAATCTTCTGCGATTTTATCTAGGTACTCTTCAGTCTCTTTTTCTAATTCTTTATTAGATCCGTCTTTATGATCAGTATCTTCAAGATGTTTTACTTTCTTGTCCCTTACTTGTTCTAAGTCTTCATTTATAAAATCTTTAAATGATTTGATTGACATGAGAATTTTTTGTTTTTTTATATATTCTCGGTTAATGGATACTTTTCATGAAAGCCCTTTACTAATTCTAGAAACTTCTTACCGTATAGTGTTATATCTTTAAATGACATTTCAAAGATCTGTGGAAACGCATCTGCTTCGTTGCTTATCCAAATTTCTCCACCTTCAGGTTTTACGCCATTCATTTCCCAGTATGCTAAGGAATATGCAGCAATTTGCATTTTATAATTTTCAATCCAATCTTCTCTTTTAGGTTTCTTAGAAGATTTAAAATCTAAGACGACTAGATGGGCTTTCTTATTCTCATAAATTATATCAACTCTACCTGCATAACCACCCATCTGAGGTGAATGTAATGTATCTTCTATAGACACTACTTTGGCTATGCGATCAAAGCATTCATTATTATAAAAATTAAAAAAGAGTTTTCTACCTACATTAGTTTCAGCTTCAGTAAAACCATTTTCTTCTACGAAAGGCCCTATAAGAGTTTGTGCTTCCATTAATCTTTCTCTAACAGTTTCTTTTTCTGAGCCTAAAAAATATTCGCAAAACTGATGCATTACAGTTCCTCTGTTTGCGGAGAACTTAGAAATTCTATCTGCCTCTTCATCACCTACTCGCTTTCGCCATTTGTCAATTCCAGATTTATCTGTCATTGCCCCTAAGATAGTTGTTACTGATGGGTATTTTTTACCTTCTCCTATATTATAGTATCTTTTACCATTTATAGTTTCTGTTGTTGCTAAAGATTCAGCTGTTGCCATATTATTGTTTTTTACCTAGAAATGTTTCTTGCTCTTCTTTTGTAGGATAACCTAATTCCCTTTTACAATCAGAACAATACTTTTTCATAGAGTTTGATTTATCAAATTGCACAAAAGTTTCTCCCTTGTGTTTGCAATCATTTTGAATTATTTCTTTTTCTTTTTCTAATTGATCAAGTTCTTTGTCAATTTTATCAACTTGCTTTCTTAGAATATTAGGGTCGTTAACTTGTTCCATAATTCCATACTTTTTTCATGGTTATGTTCTAAGATTACATAAAGTAATCGTAGAATTAATATTAAACCAGTAGTTTTAAATGCAGATACTAAAAAAGGCCAAAGCTTCATATAATCACGATCAGGGGATAGTACCAAAAGAAATGAATCAGTACCTTCGATTTTTTCAAACTCAGGTGATACATAATCAGCAATACCTAATTGTAATAAAAATTGATCATGTTCTCTTAACTTCATTAAAACATATCCTTCTTGTGAAATTGGAGCAGTTGCAACCTCTTCAGGTAAATTAATGACAGTATAAACTCTGCCAACCCAATCTATCCTAAAGCCTTTTTCGTTTAATGCTTTTTCTTCCGATTTAACTATCTTTCTTATTTTTTTCCAGATGTTAATTTCGTTATATAGTTTACTTATGTACATAATTTTATTTTGTTTATTATCTATTTAGGCTTCGGCAAACAGTTTCATTCCTTGAAGCTGTTTTTTAACTATTTTCCTTCCTCTAAATATTCGATTCTTTACTGTCTGTAAGTTTATTCCTTTTTCAAACTCTTTCATTATATCCAATATATCAGAATATGATTTATGATTTAAGAATCTTTCTACCATAAATCTTTTATACATTGGAGGTAATGCATTTATTGCCTCATGAGTCATTCTAACCTGTTCATCAAGTGTTGATTGTTCTTCTTCCCAATCAGATTCAGTTTTAGGTAAATGTAAACCATCTTTCATAGAAGGCATCGAAGATTCCATTGGTGGTTCTATTCCAGCATCAGTAAATACATTCATACTTACTTTTTTATTTCTAAACCTAATCCATCCTATACTTTCATTATAAGCAATGCGATACGCCCATGTTGTTATTTGATAGTCTTCATTATATTGATCAATTTTTAAATATACTGTAGTAAGAGTTGTAGATACAATATCATCAGCAATCGTTGGATCTTTTACAATATTATTTACATAAGACCATAGTCCTGGTCTCATCTTATGATAAAGTTCATTGTAAGTACTTTCTTTTCTAGTCTTTTTAAATTCAATCGCTAATTCTTTGTAGGTTTTCTTTTTTGTTTTACTCATTTATAAAATCTTTAATAGTTAAATAATTTACTGGTGTATAATTCCAAAAATCTGTACATACATTTACTCTATTCATTTTAGATAAATCTGTCTTGTGAGAAAATACAGTGTGACCGTGAAAATGAATAGTACCGGAATCCTTACCATTCCATACATCTAATGGATAATGGCAAATAACAGAATCAAATTGTGGCATTTCTAGAATTTGATCATCTAAAACAGATACATTATCAAATTCATGATGAACATCTAAAAATGCATCATCAGAATTTCCTATCATAAAATAGATTTGACCATTAAGCTTCTTTAAAACTTGCCTAGCAGTTTGTGGATCCCATGCAAAATTACCTAGATGAAATACAATATCATTCTTTCCTATCGTTTTATTCCAATTTTTAATGAGAGTAGCATTCATTTCTTCTATATCATTAAATCTCCTATTTGCTATTTGGAGTATTTGCGGCCTACCGAACCACGTATCAGAAGTTATATAAAAATCTTTAGGAATATCTAAATCGTTAAGCATATGTTTTTATTTACAGATTAACTGTTATAGTATAAATATAATACAAATAATTGGGAACTGAAAATTATTGAATAACTTTTTTCTATTTAATTGAAAATCTTTTGCCCCCATCTTTTTTAAGAGTCTTTTCAATCATAGTTTTAGCATATTCATTTAATTTAGTTAAACTTTCTTCGTCAAGAGATTTCTTATAAAAATCTTCATAGATATGTTTATAAGCTTCAATAGTAGAATCAAAAGGTACTCCAGGCTGAGCATTGGATTCAATAATATAGACCTTTCCATTTTTACCTTTCATAACATCAAAACACATATAAGGCAAATCTTCATAAATCTTACAAAACTTCTCTAATACTTTTTTATAATCTTTAGGTAAATCTTTAATATTTCTTTTAGCATATCCAAACTCCATAGCTTCTTTAGCACTACCTTTACCGGACTTAGCCTTTTCATTTATAGGAGTTCTCTCCATCCAAAAAATCGGCTTTCCTTTAAAGTTTATAAACCTATGTTCTTCTGCCTTGTCAATGTATTCTGAAAAGGTATCAAAAATCTTTTCGTCCACCTCTTCCATTAAATCTGGCTTTTCTATTATTTGAATACCTTCTCCACTATGACCTTCTGCAGGTTTTGCAATAATAGGAAATTCTAATTGCTCTAATGCATCATTCTTAGAATATACTGTCTTAGGTATATTTTCATCTTCTCCAACCAGTTTATGGAATTCTTCCTTAGATCCAGATTTTGATATGTGGTCTGGGTGATTATAAACATTTTCTTTTTTAATCTTACCAGCCTTTATTAGTTTATTAACTGTATCTGAATGATAGGTTAAAACTGGATAGTCTGGATTAATATCAATGTCATTCATATTGTTTTCATGAACTTGTACAAAAAATTTATTTCCAGCAAAACCTTTATAAGTCCACCATCTTTGTCCACTATCTTCTCTTAATGCTAAATAAACTTTGCCTAGACCATTTTCAGTATCAGCAGATTCTTTTAATAAATCTTCTCTACCTAATTGTTTATATACTTCTTTTCTAGTTTTCTCCATCTTTTCAGCATACTTAGGGTCACTCTTTCTGTTAAAAACTATTTGCTGAGTTAAAGAACCACTAATTTTTTTAACATCTTTCTTTCTAGTTTTAATTAACCATGCGGCTAAATCTTTTATAGAAAGATCTTTAAATCTACCTTCAGCATCAGGTGCATCAGAATGATGGAAGTCTGGTGCTCCTTTAGGTTTCTTTTCATTTAGGAATTGTTCAAATAATTTTAGATACTTCAAAACAAGTTTTATTTTGTTTATATATTTCTACCTAATAACCAATCTTTTAAATGATCTGAGCCGTCACCAATCGTATCAAAAAGATCAGTGTAATCAAATGGCTTAATATAAAAATTTTCTCTACCTAATAAATCTCTACCATCTGTTAAAGGTTTACCATTAAAATTCTTAAAGCGGTTCTTTGTATAATCTGATTCGAAAGAAATACCTGGAACCCATTCATCATCCCAATGACATGATGTATTAATTTTAGATAACTTTCTTTCAACATTTCCCATATAAGAAAGATGCCACCCCTTCTTAACATCAGTAAACCAATTAACTTCAAAAGGAAAATCTTTTTTATTACCACCCCAACCGCATATCCACCTAGCAGAAGCTGGTGAATGTTTTTTCCAAAAAGAACCTTTGGCAAATAAAGGTGCATTAGAATTACATTCATTATTATGTTTGGCATATAGTCCTAAATCAACTTGGCCTTGTAAATCCCAACATCTATTAATTAAAACATGAGTTGGGTTTTCGTTTAAATATCTTACATGCTGTTGTAAATAATGAGGATGCCATAATTCATCTATATCTGCAATAATAACTATATCATCATCGTCAGAATATATGCTAGCTTGTGCATTCCTAGCACGATCCGATCTTTTCCAAGGATCCGGTTCTTCATCAAAAGATTTAAGGTTTACTTCGATGACATGTATCTTTCTATCATTTTCATATCCTAGTTTCTTAAGATCATTTTTAGCCCTAAAGGGGATAGGATCCCCCTTGTGTGTATGATCACCTTCTACTATTACAAAGCGATCAACGTAGTCATAGAGAACCTTGAGTCTTAATTCAAGTAATTCTATTTCATTATAATATAAAAAGGTATCTATTACCATCTTTTAAAGGGCTTTATTAAAAATTGCGTCGGATATCCACTGATGTAAAAGATCATCATGAGGTTGTGGTTCAAAATTAGATTTTCCTTTAAATACAACATCATTACTCTGAATCATTTCATCTTCTAATTGTTTTAAACCATCTAATGATTTACCGTTAGGATCAATTAAAAACTCTGTCATATTTGGAAATGATTGAGGATTAAACGATTTCATTAACATCTCGCTTGCAAGATCGAAGTGCCTTTCATATAAATGAAGCGAATGTGCAATATGAGTATATGTACCTAATTCTAATTCAGGGTAATGATTACGAAGATGCTCTAACATTTGAATTTGTAAAAGACAAAAGAATGCAACATCAGTAGGAGTACCTAATATAAGATCGTTAGATCTCATATCAATAGTAAAGTTTAATTTATTATCTCTTATTTGAAATATGCCATTAAGAGTACAAACAAAATCTCTATTTCCATTCCATTGATGAGAGGGCTTATTAAAATGTATAATTGCTTGCCTTGAATCTTTATCTTGAATTAAGGAATCTAATGCCCATCGATATTGATTACGACCATCTTCTAATTCTTCGGTAAAGATAAGATTACCATAAGCAGAGTTAACAGTACCGTCTTTATTTTTAATTTGATCCCAGAACTTTGCATACGGTGTAATAAAGTCAGCATCATTACGGCCAGTAAAATACCAAACCAATTCTGCTGCAATATATTTAAATTGACTACTCCTACGATCATTTTCATAAAGACAATATGTAGGATCTTCTACAACGATCGCTGCATCAGTCATTTCAAATATCTTCATACCTCTAGGGGATGATATGTATGTAGGATTATGTATAATACTACTTAGAGCATAGTTGTATGCTTCTGCAAAAGTCTCTCCTTTAAATACTCTCATTTTTTTAATTTACTTTGTAATTTATTCTCTCTAACATTTCTTAGTGCTATTTCTATTCTATCACCAAACTCCATGTGTTCATACTTCTTTTTATCCTGATATAATCGACGGCTCTCAGCAAGAACCTCATCTCTAATACCTTCATGGTGAGCCTCGTATAATAAATCTTCTGCTTTACACATCAGTAAACATATTTAGTTGTTCAGCAACACCACTAATAGAATTTTCATGTTTTAGAAAATCAATTATGATATGAGATACTTCATCTGCGCTCATTGTACCTATATTAATATTTAGTTTATTTTTAATCTTACTTAATCTATGAGCTCTGTTAAATCCATCAACTTCGGCTTTAACTTCTTCTTCATTACCATAGAATGATTTGCCATCATCTCGTTTTAAAATTGTATGAGGATCATTAGTTAAGGTAATTAAATATAATTCTTTTCTTAGTTGATTAACATACTCTTTTTCAATATTAAAAATATAATCACCTGAATAATTTCTATAAAGAGGAGAGTAAACAGATTCACCTAAATGAGATCTATTAAAAATCATATTAATATCAGCATCTTTATTATTTACCATCATTTTAAACATATCATTATACATTTTAGTAGAATAATTAACATGTTTTTCTACATCATCTTTAAAAGGTAATGAAGAATAGTGAAGCTTATGAAAGACTAGGTTATGTAATTTTTCAATAATTAGATTTTGCTGGGTATCTTTACCTGTATTATCTGTACCTTCAATGATAATAAATTTGCTCATGTGTTTATTTTTATATAGTTAAAAAGTAGAATTGTTTATTTCAATATCAAAATCTGTAAAATCTTTAAAGTCTTTTGCATCTGCAATCATTCTCCTGTCTATTGAATCACCAGGCATTTCTCTTTTAATTAATCGATTACGCCTAATCTTTTCATCTACATTAAGATAGATTATTGTACATTCTTTTCTATCTACAGGGTCAATATGACTTATACCTTTAGGTGTCATAATAAAAAGGTTACAGCTTATAGTAAACTGTCTTTGGCTTGTACCATAATACCATCCATTAAATTCTATCCATTCATACCAATACCCTTGATTGATTTTTCTTTTAAAATCTTCTTCTGTTAAAAAGAAATAATCCTTACCATCAATTTCACCATCCCTAGGAGGTCGAGTCGTGTATGAAATACCATACTGAAAACCTCTACCACTAAGAATTTTTCTCATATGATCTTTACCAGCAGCACCTTTACCTACTAAAATTATTTTATTCATTTTTTATTAATGTTAATATTAGGAATTATGCTACCGACTACTCCTATTAAAATTAGGATACCAAGAAAATGCCAAATAGAACTAAATGTGAACTCTAAAAATTCCATCATAGTTAATCCACCTTTTCTTTATCTTTTACTTCAAAGGTTTTTTGTAAAGTTTCAATACAATCATTAGCTTCTGCTAAGAGTTTAGTTTGTTCAACCATTTCATCGATAAGCTGTGGGTGTTCCCCAATTCCTACTGGGCTGGTTAAATATACTGTGATTGTAGCAATTGCTTTTTGTTTCTGTGCTACGAACTGTGCCTTAAGGGCATCATACATAATGTTTGGTGTTTCCATATTTAATTTATTAAAAGTTGAGTGTGATCGTAATTATTTTTTATTTGCTCGTTAAAGAATTTACCTTGAGATTCGGCTTTACATAAATTGTCATAAACATCCGGTTCTACGTTATTATATTCATAAAGTGCACCAGAATTAAATTCAATCTTTAAAGACTTGTTAGGAAAATTGTAAATGACTCTGTTTATCATTGAAGAGTCTACTGAGGAGTTTTGTTCTATCATCATTTTTTTATTTTTATAATATTATAAAGATCTTTAGCTTGCTTTACTGTTAACTGCTTAGTTTGCGATATCCATTCCCATGCTTTATTTTCACTATCGGTTTCACATGCTATTACTTGAGCACCGCCCTTTGTTGTGAACTTAAATTTAGTCATAATATTGTTTATTTTTATATTGTTATTTCTTAAAAGGTTTAATTTATTTTATTGCTTTCTTTAAAGTTTCTAAATCAGAAAGATACATGTCTTTAGGATTAGTACCTTCAATGATTTTCTTCTCTGCTTTCTTTTCTGCTTCTTGTCTTAATAAATCTTCAAATCTTTCTTTAGTTAATGAATAGATAGGCATATTAAGAAGGTAATTATAAGAACCATCTACTTCATCATAATCTGCAGTTTGCAAGTAAAGAATAATAGTTTTCTTAGGGATGTTGTTTACTTTAAGTTTACCATCAATAATATCTTTTATGAATCTTGCTTTATTTGAAATGATAAGTAATTCTCTCTCTAACTTTGCAATCAGATAAGCCTTTCTTGCATCATACCATTTTAATCTTACTTCTACGAAGTGGTTAACTATTTCTTCTACTTTATTAAAAATTTTAAGTTTACCGTTTTCATCTATTGTTGTAAGATTTTCAGTTTCTTGTGTATTAATTTTTAATAATGCTTCTAATTTATTTCTACTTACATAATCCTTAAGAATAGCCCTTTGGAACTTAAGTACATATTCTACTTGTCCTGATGAATTATCATCGTATCCTGATATGATTCTTTTTTCAGTTAAGTTATTTAAATGCTCTTCATATCTTTCGTATGTAAAACCTGGAGGAATTTCAGTTACTTTGACGGTTGTTGTGTTTAGCACCTCATATAAACCACTTATCTTCCATGTTTTTGGATTAACCGTATCTCTGGTAAAAGTGCCGCTAAACTCTTTTAACCAAGGTGCTAAGACTGGCATCTTTTTACCTTTAAGAACAGCGATGCATGCATTAACAACATCGTTAGGATTTCTATTTAAAATATTTGTAGCAAAACCTACAGCAATACCGGATGAACCGTTTAAAATTACAGTTGGTATAATAGGTAAGAAATACTCAGGTTCAATTTTTTCACCTTCTTCTATTTTATTTTCTAATAATTCAAAATCCTTATAAAGTAATCTAAAGTTAGGGTGTAACTTTCCACTAATATAACGAGGTGCACCTGCGGATGGAGATCTTAAAGAACCGAATTGACCTATCCCATCTAAAAGAGGTAATGAGTTTTTAAAACCTTGTGCCATACCTACCATAGAAGATTCCAAAGATGTATTACCATGGTGGTAATATGCCTCAGCCGCTACTCTACCTGCAAGTTGAAAAAGTTTCATAGGTTTTTCATTACCGCTTTTCCAAATTTTGTTTGCAATATAAACTACCTTTCTTTGTGTAGGCTTTAATCCATCAATGCAACTAGGTATAGCTCTATTCTCTACAACATACTTAGCATATTCAAGATACTCCTTATCAAAAAAATCTGTTACTGTTCTCTTACTCATATTTAAAATAATGATTTATCGCTTGTCTTATAAATTAATTCTTCTCCTAGAATCTTTTTCTTTCTTGGTTCAGAATCTTTGGAGAACCATGTATCTAATGTATTATCAAAATCTTTGCCTTTAGTTAAAGTAAAGGTTTTAGGATTACTAATGATTTCCTGGTACTCTTCATTCTCCAAGGCAGCAAGACCTTTCTTATATTCAATTGACCAAGATGATAATGATCTTTGTTTAGATTCCCATTCTTTATAATTATCATCAGAATAAAAACTCAATGTCTCTTTACCTTTCTTAGCAACCATAAGAGGAGTTTCTACCTTTAAGACTCTACCTTGTTCAAATAATTCTGGCCAATATTTACCTAAGAAATTAATTAACAAAGCAGAAATAGAATTACCATCCACATCAGCATCAGTATACAATAATATTTTACCGTATCTTAAATCTTTAGGTTCATGACCTATCTTTAAACCTAATGCAGCCATAAGAGATTGTACTTCTTTATTTTGTACAACCTTAGAAGGGATAGATTCTCTTACATTTACAAACTTACCTCTGAGTGGAAATGCACCTTGCATATTCGGATTTCTATATTGTCTAAATGCAGATGATGCAGAATCACCTTCAAAGATTGCAAGAGTACAGTTGCTTCTATCGCCTCTCTTTTTTGCATCAATTAATTTTATAACCTTTTTCTTATCAAGACCTTTATTTAATTTTCTAAGCTTAGACCTTTCTTCGGCTGCCTTCTTTTGTTTAATCCAATCTAATACAGATTGAATTATTTCTGAGTTTAAAACTTGTCTTAGTGTCTTATCGGAAAGTACATGAATGCTACCAAAGTCTTTAGGTTCAGTAATAAGCTTTTCTTTTGTCTGAGAAGAGAATGCAGGATTAATAATTGTACTGTTAATAAAAAGGTACAAATGATTTTTTAATTCTGATGGCTTTACATCAACTCTATGCTTTCGTTTAATCTTATCTCTAAGAAATTGTGTAATTTGCCAAGTAATGTTATCTACGTGTTTTCCACCATCTTTTGTTTCAACGGAATTTACAAATGAGATAGCTTTAAACCCTGAAGTAGAATGACCTATTCCTATTTGCCAATTTTCTGATTGCTCATAAAATACTGGTGTGGTATATAATTCAGAGTATTCTTTAAAAGATTTAAAAGTAATAGGATCTCCGTTTAACCAAATTTTTAATTTAGGATTACATGCAGCAATATCATAAAGTCTTTTTTCAATCATTTGAATTGAAGCCTTATCAATCTTACTCATACCAAATCTTTTAAAATCTGCAATGTATGAAATTTCAGTAAACCCTTTCTTTTGTGGTTTTATGGCAGGTTTGGTTTTCTTTGCCATATTATTTGAAAAGGTTTGTGTAAATCTTTTCTTCTTATCACAGGTATCAATTGTAAATTCTTTACTGAATATATTTGTTAATGTACTACCTACGCCATTTGTACCTACAACAGTTCTTTGTTCACTATCATCAAAATTACTCCCAGTCTTTAAATTTGAGAAAATCATTTCAGGTACCCATTCATTATACTTTTTGTGAATCTCTACTGGTATACCACCATTATCCCAAATTGATATTTTATTAGTATTAATATCAATAGTGATCTTTATTTGATTAAGCTTATGATTTCTTTTATGTTCATCAACTGAGTTAGATACAATCTCATCAAAGAGTTTTAAGAAGCCTGGGTTATATGTAATTTCTTTAGGTACTAATTTCCAACTTCTTCTATCCAAAAGATAAACTTCTTCTGTATGCGGCTTCACAGAACCAATGTACATACCTGGTCTAAGTAATACATGCTCTGTGTCTGTAAGTTTCTGATATTTCTTTTCAATGCTTACTGCCATGCTTTAATTTTATTTTTATATTGATAAAAGTTTAAAGGTTTAATTACCTACCAAATTCACTTCTTAAAATTGACTTAAGATAAAGACGATAAGTATTCATAACTGTAATATTATTTGAGTTTACCCATTTGTTATAGAAATTATTAATGAGGCGCTTAAGAGCAGGGTAATGTAAATTAGTATTATCTTTGTGAGACAAAACTTTTTCTACCCATTTCATGTCTTCTCTAATAGAAGATATAATATCCATGTTATCCATCCAATTCCATTCTTTACCTTTATTGATCATCTTTACCTTTATGTTTTTTCTTTCTCCTATATTTTTTCTTATTTCTTACAGGTGTAGGTACGCGAAGAGCATCAAACCATTCTTGTTGAGTTAACTTAACTTCTTTTAGTTTTTTGCCTTCGTTATCCTTTTCCATAATTTATTTAATCCACTCTTCAAACCCATGAGTATAAGCATCAATTGGATCCATCTCTGGGGATTCATCTAATAAGTTTTCTGCATACTGCTTCACTTCGGCTCTTAAGCCATAGGCAGATGCCTCTGTTAGGATTTCTTCAATGTGTTCTTCTTCGGTTATCATCCGGTATGGTGTCGGTTCTTTCATATTATTTATGTAATGTTACAAATTCTCCGAAGTGTTTATCGAATATTTCTAACAGGTTATCGTAATCTCCACTCATCATCTCGGTAGTAAGTTCACTTCTTTCCTCTTGTTGATAGTGAAGTTGTTTTGCTAATTTTTGAGCCAATCCAATTAATGCAAATGCATTACCGTCTGGTCCGCTTAAGTCTATATGGATCACTTCAGATCCAGGCATTGGTTTAGTTGTTATTGCCATTATCTACTTTTTAAAGATTCAATTTTTTCTGTTCCAGTATTAATCATTCTAAATACCTGATTCCACTTACCTTCATCTGCAATCCATTCAATATCATGTGATGTATGTTTCATTTGCCAATTAGATAAAGCAAATCCGCCACCTGACATTTTAAAATCACCTTCTGAATTTTTCTTAAGTTTAAGGTAATGTACATTGTCACACATACAACTTACCGTCTTAATGATTACCTCTCTTGCATCTTTCTTTACTGTTAGCCTTGGAGGATTTTGTAGTAGTTCTTGATATTTAGACATATTCCGTGTTATTTAATTATATTATAAATATAATCAATTTAATTGGGAATTGAAAATAAAATGAGATCTTTTTTCTAAAAGTTATTAACAATTTACAAAACAGGATTTTCTGCTCGCATTTTCTCTAAGAGTTTACGAGATATGATTTTTACTTCTTTTGAAAATTCTCCCTTATCAATAATCCATTGAATGTATCTTGCATCTGTTTCATAAACTTCTTTAAACGGCTTACCTTTGTTTTTACCAAAGTTAAATACGATTTCTCGTTTACCATTTATTTCAGCAAATTTATATTTACCACTTAAGTCAACTTGATCTTTTCGTGATTCATTTACAACATCATCAATTTCTTTTGCTGTTGTAGGCATATCATAAAGTTCTTTTTGCTTTTGGAATATTTCCATTGTTGCACGAATATCAACATCGGCTCTATGAGCGCCTTCCAAATCCTTTCCTGTATATTTTTTATATGCAGTACTCAAATCTCTACGTTCATATTTTGAATAAATTAAAAAGGGATCTACTACAGCTCTTTGTCGATGTGAGAATGCAATACCACTTCTCATAAATTCCTCTACGAGCATTGGTACATCAAAATAAAGTGCATTATATCCACCTAAGTCACTATCATCAATAAAGTCTAAAACTTCTTTTGCTATTAAATCAAATTGTGGTGCATCTTTTAATTGATCTGGTGATATTCCATGCTTGTCTTGAGCTTCCTCTCTCATAACAGCATCAGGGCCGGGATTAACTAATGACTGAAAAGAATCTATTTCATTTCCTTCAGAATCGGTTTTTATCATTGCAATCTCGATAATTCTATCGCTACTTGTATTTACTCCTGTGGTTTCTAAGTCAAACCAAACTATGTTTTTTACATTTTCCATATTATACTTTTAAACTATACTATTTCCAGAAACTCTCTGTTAATTTTATATAGCTAAAGTAGGAAAAGGTTTTAAGAAATTTTTAATTATCCTTCAGGTAGCTCTAATTTAATAGCTCTAATTTCATTAGGTAAGGAGCTTAGTGTACTTTCCATCCTAGACAGAGTTCCTGTTAGTTTTCGGAATGCACTGTTCATATTAGTATTTCCAGTTTCTCCTGTGCCGCCAGTTGTTGTGCCGCCAGTTGTTGTGCCGCCAGTAGATTCACTTAATAAATCTCGGATTTCTTCAACTGCACCTTGTAAGTCTTCATACGCAGATCTATTATTACCTAAATCACTAGCGCCTTTAAACAAATTACCTAATGCTTCTGCTTTGTAAATATCCACAGAATTTATTGCAGCTGCAATATTATCTAAGTCTGTTGCTGCTGTGGCCAATTCACCTGAACCAGCAGCTTCGGCTAATTGAGATATAAATCCTTTCATATGATCTACATCACGAGAAAAATTATCTTGTGAATAGAAATGTATAAAAGTATCACCTATTGATGTAAATATTTTTTTAATACCTTCTGCTACTTTCTCAGGGTTTTTTAAACCTTCAAATTTAACTAGGCTTTCTGCAATATCAAGCAATGCCTCACCTGCACCATCAACGGCTTCAATACCTTCGTTTACTGCATTTTCATCCCAACTGATTAAACCAAACAATGCCGAGTCTTCTTCCTTTTTACCACCTATACTCATAAAGGCTCCACCAATTAAAGTTAATGTATCAGATACCTTTTTAGCTACTAATTTAGGATCTTTAACACCAGCAAAACTATTAAGACCTTTTGCTATTTGTGCTAGTGCATCACCTGCACCATCAACTGCATCAATTCCTTTTTCTATAATATTTTCATCCCAAGTAAATCCTAAGAAACTACCACCATCCTTATCTTCTGCACCACCTACTGCAGCAAAGGCTTCACCAACTAACCCTACCACACCTTTAATTTTTGTAGCTAAACCTTCAGGATCTTTAATACCAGTGAATGCATTTAATCCAGTGGCTATATTTGTTAACGCCTCACCTGCATCCATTACAGAATCTATACCTTTCTCAACAGCATTTGAGCTAAATGTATTTCCAAAGACTGCCCCAAGTGCACCACCAGGATCTGCTGCTTCTCCACCTGCTTGAGCAAACGCGGCAGTTATTGTTCCTAATGCTAATCCGAGCTTTTCAGATTCTTTTGTAGTAAAGTTTATTTTTGAAAATGCAGATAAACCTTCTGCCAATTCCTGTAATGCTAAACCAGCAGCAGCATACATAGCAGCGGCAGCAAGACCAGCGCCTGATTCACCTACTCTACTAAAGGCTCCTTTAATTCCACTCCAAAGACCACCTTCTTCACCTTCACCTGGTGCAGTACCAGCAAATGCCATTGCAACTGCACCTAAAGTAGTAGCTAATGCTATACCATCTTCCTTGGTATAATTTAAATCTCTCATTCCTTGTAGACCTGGTGCTAAAGCTAATAAGGAACCACCTGCGGCAGCAAATAATGCAGGCCCTAACATAGCAGATCCACCAGAAGCAGCTACTGCTATACCAGCGACAGACATAACAGTTCCAATACCACCTAAAACAGCTAATTGCATACCAACATCTTCAAGACTCATTCCTTCTGTTGCTAAAGCAAAAGGTATATAACCATAATTAAATATAGTTAAAGCAATACCCGTCAATGCAAATGATAATGCACCTTGTGCAATATTTTTAAGACCAAATTTACCTATAAGAACTGTTGCTAAACCAATACCGAATAACGCAGCAACCTGTATCCCTACATCTTCAACATCCATACCTTTCGTAGCCGCTGCAAAGGGTTTATATCCTTTTGTAAATATTGGTAACGCTAATCCTATTAAGCCTAATGCTGCTGCACCTGAAGCCATAGTTTTAACTTTAAACTTCCCTATTAAACCAACAGCAGAACCAATACCACCAATAGCAGCAGCCTGAACCAATACTTGTTTAAATGTAGCTTTTTCTGGAAATGCCTTTGCAAATACACCATAACCTAAACCAAATAAAGCAATACCTAAACCTAACAATGCAAGATTCTTAGTACCTGCTCTAACTCGTTTAGACATTTTTTTACCACCCAGGAGAGCAACTGCCCCACCTATTAATGCTATAGAACCTGCCATTAAAGCTATTAATATAGGATTGGACGCAATAACCGCCGTTGCTAATGCCAAGACAACTAAACCTACGGTAAATTTTATTAAAGCATTACCCATTCTAGATAATGAAGTAGAGCCGGCACGTATTCTTTTACTAAATTTAGGTGATCCTAATAAAGAAACAACTCCACCTATTAATAACATAGAAACAGCCATGAGTGGTGCGGTAATTACTGCAAGCGGTGCAACTAGCGAAAATAATGCTAATCCTATAGCAAACTTTTTTATAGCATCACCCATAATATCAACAGATTCACCACCTGCTTTAATACGCTTATTAAATTTAGGTGATCCTAATAGAGACATTATACCACCCATCGCTAATATAGATACAGCCAAAAACGGTATAGCTATCATACCAGGAATTATTAATAGTGCTGATATGGCTAATGCCTTTGAGAATTTTAAAATTGCACCTCCCATTAAATCTAATGCTTCAATACCTTCTTTAGCTTTCTTAGTGTCAGTTTCGGCTAATTTTTCAAATGTAGATTTTATAAACTCAGTAAACTTAGTAACACCCTTTGCTGGTACTAAAGCCCATAGCATCATTCCTTTTGCAGTTTTTAAAGAACCTACACCTAACATCTGCAACAGCTCACCAGCCTTTTCTACTTTATTACCAGGCCCTCCAATAGAACTACCTTTAGAACTTGTCTCATCATCTTTATTACCTTTCTGAATTGCTTTAAGAATCTTTCTAAGAGAAAGTAATTGTATACTACTCTTAGTAATACTGGCACCAGTCTGAGCGTCAATTTCTTGATTGGTTCTAACTAACTCAGATAGTAACATCGTCTGTTTTTGTAACTCATCAATAATAGCTACTCCGTTTTGAGAAGCACCAACAGAGACTGCTACAATAGCATCTAACTTTTCATTAGTTTGTTGTGCAGCTGCCTCTATCTTTGACAAAGGATCCATTAAATCTTTAAGAGTTACTATAGCCATTCAATCTATTTATTTAAAACTTTGGCATACTTATATTTGGCATAGATGGAGTTTTAAAAGAACTCACGCTTTTGCTCATAGATTTTTGCATGCTACTAGTATTATATTTATCCGACTGTGCCTGACTATTCTTGCTGTCTTCGTCGTTACGCTCTTTAAGAATGTCATTAAACATTTCTAAAGTGTATTCATATTCATAGAAAGGAAGCAAATCCAACTCAGAAGGTTGGAGATGCAACTTTTCCAATAATAAAACTCTGACTTTATAAAAGTTCAGAAGAGATATCTTGAACAATAAACATAGCTTTGATCCCGCCGGGAAACGTGAGCGGAACGGCGACCTCCGCACCGCACCCTTCGCATGGATAGATAAACTCAGGTTTAACTCCAATTTTCGCTTTCTCAACTAATCTATATATGATCGAAAATTTACTAGCATCCCAGCCTTGAAAGCTAGTAATAGCAGAAAATATTTCTTTATCATTAAATCCTCGCCATTCTCTTTGAATATAAGGTAATATGGCTAAAGATGATTTATCCCAAGGTAAATTTTCTTGTTCTCGTTTTCTTATCCAATCTGTAATAGATCTCATAACACCAATCGTTGGTGGTGCTAATGTTAATTCACCATGATTTTTTGTAGGTATAGTAAAACATTTGTTTTCGTGATCATAATACTTTTCTAACAATTCATCGGTTTCATTAAATTGAAGGTTAGGAGTTTTAAGTTCAACTGATTCTTGTGATTTACACGTACCTGACGTACATTTCTTTTTACCAACTGGCATCATTAATTTATTCTCACCATCTTTAAAAGTAAGCTCCCTGATAGATAAGATTAAATATATTCTATCTTCTTCTAGAATATCTCTATATGAACCTCGTTGGTTACCATACATAATTTTTGTACAGTTCACTAGAAGTGAGTTTAGCTTTTCATCAACATCTAATATATTTTCTTCATCTAATGTTGAGAATTCTCTAATTTCACCAACCCTTGCGGCTCTGATATGAATTTCAAAATCATCTCTATAAAATTGACCACCTGATGGAAACCCAGATAAATCAAGTTTAATATATCCGGTTAAAGATTGTATTCTTTGTATTTCTGGATCATCTATAGATGTTACACCAGATCCTCTACTAGTATCTACTTTACCTAACTCAGTAATTTTACCATCTTCATTAGATTTTACCTCAGCTGTAGTATCAACTATACCTTCAGCCTCTTCAAATTCTTTTTTAATATTGTCTTCGTGACTACTCATAATTATTTAATTTTTATTAATTGTTTTTCAGGTGCTGTTTCTGTAACGATATGTTCTACTATTAATTGTCTAACATATCTAGATACTGGCATCGGTTTTGTTTTATTCTCCATTGATTTTTGTATGATAATAGTATTTAGATTATCAACATCTTCTGGTGTTAAGAGTACCTGTAGTTTTTTCGTAAGCCTCTTTTTTTGCGGTATTAATTCTTGTACGCTTTCGTTATATCCATACTTAGGATTATCGGCTTTATGTTTTTTTATCCAAAACTCTAACCTTTCCATTATATGACTTAATGATTCATCAGTTGAAAATTTTTCTAAAATATGCTTCTCAAAGGATCTTGTACCAAAATCTTTAACTGCTCTTTTAATATATTTACCTGATCCTAAGTTATTAGGATTATCATTAACCGAATAACCTACATAAACCTTACCATCAATTTTGTTTAATACTTTAAATATGGTCATAATTTAGATTATATAATTTATAATATATATTAGAGTAAAGACAAAAAAACTGGCCCTAGAGCCAGTTTTTCTAAAATTAATTTTATTTTAAATTATGCACCTACATTTTCCTCAACCCAGTGATCACAACGATAAGTCATTGTTAACTCAGCAGGATCTGGAGTTTCATAATTCAATTCATCTACAAAATCAGGTTGACCTGTAGGGAATACATCTTTACAGGTAATCTTTCTAAAGATATCTCCTGCTCTGTTATATTGTACAATGATCATACTTCCAACATAGTCTTTCTTTAATCCCATTTCACCAGTTAATGGATCATAGATTAATTTATACCAATTACGGAATGTATTGTAAATGTAATTTTCGTTAGCTTCGTTTAAGTTAAGACTAAAGTTAATAGTCAGATCTAAAAAGGTCTGACCTGGCATACTTGCAAATGAACGGTCAGCAAATTTATATTTTTGACCTACTGCATCTACAGATGGGTTTAAGTTATTTAAACCTCCGATAGTTTTAACTTGCTCTAAGATTAAACCCGTATCATCCCCTAGTGGTGAAAATACAGTCACCTCAAATAGGTTAGGCTGAATAGGTTCGTACCTTTGGCTACTGGCCCTTGACTGGGTATAATGTGGTAGTGGCATATTAATTTATTTTTTTTATATATTCTTATTTAGTTTCTTCTTATTGGAAGTTTCCTGAACTAATAGCTCCTGTCTTAAGAATTGTTGTTCTCTGTACGAGAATTTCCATTCCTCTTACTGGTTCAATGTATGTATCTAAGATACCAACATTTTGATCAATAACTTCTGGTGTATTATTAGTTTCGTCCATTACGTTTTTATAATCGTAAACACCATCATCATTTTGAACCGTTGATAAGAAGTTATCAGCAAGTGTTTTAATTTCCAATCTAGTTTGAGCTGTATTAAATTCAAACAAATAGTTTTTAAGTATTGCTTCAATTCCATCTTGGATATAAATTACAACCTCTCTACTGTTAATAGAACTTAATGCAGATTTTGTAGTCTGCTGTGCAGTTTTATTTGCAAAGATTGTTGGCCCAGTTCCACTTTGGAATACAATTGGATTTAATCCAAATGGTTCTAAGTATTCTCTGTCCTCTTTTCCAAGATTGATTTCTAATCCTACAACGCCAGTTCCACCGACAACACCTCTACGAACTCCTGCAACTAATGACCACGGTAAAGCGTTTTCATATTTTGCAATAAAGTTGTTTGAAACATATGCAGCTGGTACAACATTTATATTTCTACCTAAATCCCTAACAGTAATAAACGGATAATAGAATGCTCCCCAACTTGCACCTTGTGTTTGAGATGGTAATGAGTATCTTACCGTAGGATTCTTTGAAAGATCACCACCAGTAGAAATAAATCTAGATGATAAGCTTCCAGTTAGATCTTTAAACGAAGGATCGGAATTATTTTTGAAGTCCTTAGCAGATGGTGCATTTAATATTGCAAACGCGTTTTTCCTTGTAGAAGCTAATACTGTATAGATTGATTTAGATCCACTTTCAATACCGTTTCCGAATGTATCTACAATATATCTAAAGTTAATTACATCTCTGTCAGTTAATGCCTTAAATAAATTAGTTCCATTTAAAGTACCGTTTAAGATTTCATTTTGTCTATCGTTTGTTCCGTTAGGTACATGACTAGCAGTTAATTTAAATCCATCCAATGTAAATACATTTAAGTAATCTACCCATGCATCAATAGGATAATATAATTCTACTTTAACTACACCTGCTGCGGTTGATGTTGCAATTTCGCTTTGGCATGTTACTAATAATGCAGTTTTTCCTGCAGGAATAGTACTAAACTCAGCATTGGTTAATCCACCTTGTACAACATTCATTCTCGTTAACCTTGAATGTGGAGTTGTTGCATCACCTTCAAAATGTACTAAATAATTACCAACGATAACATCGGCAGCATCAGGATTATCAGATGCGATTAATACTTGGTTAGGCTTTAATCCAGGTTCAGTAACAGAATCTGATATAATATCTATAGAAACATTATTTGCACCTTTTAATGTTTGGATACCTAATGTACCTATAGGATATGCAACAGCGTCAGAATTTAAAAATGTACCAGTTGCACTACCTAAAGTAAATTCAGCATGTGGTGTAATATTATTAAATGCATCTTCCTGATAAGGAGTTACTTGAACAGATGGTAGAGCATAATCTAAATCTGAAATTGCAATTGTTGTTGCAGTAGTAGTTGGTGATGCAGTATGAATAAATCCATAATCAACAGCATTGAATACTAAGAACGATTGATATTGAGTTCCACCATCTAAAAATACTGCTTCATCACCATCAGTTAAAGTTCCATTTGAGAATTGACTATATAATGATGAACCATAAGAACCTATAATATTAGAATTATTCGGATTAGTTAATGGGGCCTCATCGGTTACAAAACCAAAGTCAGTTTCATTTATGTAATCAAAGCTTGTACCGAAACAAGTTGAATCAATAGTAGCATTAGAGCCAGATAAAACAACAGTTACTGTATTACCAACTACTTGGTGAGATATTACAGGTACATATACTGTATCGCCATTAAGATCAATAGCTTCAATATAACTACCTACAACAGTAGCAGTGTTTGCGGTCATACTTGAGAATCCATCAAATAATGCAGATCCTACAGAACCTTGTATCTGTATTTGAACATCACCAGAAGTTAAATCCGTAACAGAAAGAAGATCACTTGTACTTTTATCAACTGATGTTGGTGTAATGCCATTACCTGCATAATTTAAATCAGATACAATAGAACTACTGTATGATAAGAAATTAACATCATCTTGTAATGATGTAGATTGAGTATATTCAAGGTTATGACCTATCATATCAATACCACCTGCAACACCATCAATTAATGTATCACCATCAAAAAGATCTTCATTCACAGCGACAAATAATCCAGTAGATGCAGTATCAGCATTTATAACTTTTTCTACGAAAAGGTTATTACCTAATAAGTCAGTAAAGTTAGGAATAAGTGAAGCAGTATAAGTTGCAATTACCTGAACTTCTGATTCATTAAAAAATTCAGCGATTTTTGTATCTGTTGAATCAGCATCAAATACTCTTCTTTTTAAACCTTGTGTTTTATCAAAATATGTTTGGAATATTGGATCTGCCGCAAATCTTTCATAAGGCGTTGCAGAACCAAAGTCTCCACCAAAGTTTCCATTGATTACAAATACATCTACCAAGAAGTCAGATACTAAACTATCTTTATTTAAGAATCCTGGTACATTTGCAGCTCCATACCATTCTTCAACAGTTACATTGAATCCAGTAGAATTAGCAGCTGATGCTTTTCTTACTATGACTGATAACGGATTTTGTCCTAAGTTTACCATATCTAATAAATCATTGGTAGTACCTGAATTAAAATTCTGCGTGTCAGCATTTACATTACTTAAGAATGAATCTGAGTCAGGATAAAAGAATTTATCTCTGTTATAGAATTTTTGGTATTCACCTAATGCACCTGCATTATCTTGGTATGTACCACCTTCTGGTGTGGAGGCCGCACCAAATTTAATATACTCTACCTTATCGGTAGCAGTTAAGTTTAATAAGTTAAGTGCAAGAATCGGTCCTCTTTCCAATGCTGCTAAACAGCTTCTATGGAAAAATGAATCCTTTCTTTCTAAGTTTCTGTCAATATCACCATATACTTGTTTGAAGAATGCGGTGTCAGGAATGAATACCGGAGTATTAAAAGGTCCTGTTTTAGAGAAACCGACAATTAACCTTGTCTGATTAGCAGGAATACTAACTACTTGAGATTTGTCAAACTCAAATCGGTATGTCCCTGCTGCTTTAATCGAAGCGATTTTCGGATCTAGTGCCATCTTATATTATTTTTTTTATTTGCTTTTTTTATATATCCAACAACCTATAACTTTTTATACCAAGTCGTATATGTCGAAGTTAAGTTGTCCCCCTTTAGCATCTTGCTCTAAGATAGCATCAATTTTATCTTGAACATGCTTTTCAGCCCCATCATGGATCTCTTCAGCAAAATCTGAAAAGTCTAATGTAAAAAAGAATTCAGAACTATTAATACATGTCATTATTAAATCATCATGACCTAATTGCCCAGCATACGAACCATTTGGTAGTTTACCGAAGGTTGCAGCTTCATGGACAGTATGCTTATCTTTTATTAATATTTTATTCTGAGTAATGTATTTTTTAAAATTTTGACAAAATATAGGTTTATTATCTTTTTTGACTTTTAATCCAAACTGTTTAGTTCTGGCATCTATTCGATGTTTAAACTTTACAACAGATTCTTCATCAAAATCATTTCTTTGTGGAAATACAGTTTCCATTCTTTTTATTAATTCACCCCCAAATAAATTCCACTCAATAATTAGTTTTACGTTTTCAGAGTAAAAAACATCATAAGCTAAAATATAAAGAGCTTTTGCAAATTCTTCAATAGTGTGATCATTGCTTCTAAATCTTCCTACTTGTCTAATTCTATAAAAATCGATAAAGCTACCTGGGGATGTAACCTTTTTCCAATCTGCTTCATCCATAAGTTCTATCTTAAAGATATTTATGATAGAATAATCTCCACCAGTACCTTCAGCTATATCCACAGAAAAACACCAGTAATTTTCATCCTCTTCTGTATCATCCAAATTAAATTCAGGGTCCCACAGTAAACCAGAATATTCTACTTGCTCGTCTTCAAACTCAACCATTTCACGATGAACAAATTCTGTTTCATTTGATTTTAATTTCTTAAGACTATCAGGGCCTAGTAGTAATGATGATCCTGCTATAAATTGATTTCCATATTGTCTATTAAAAGCTTCATCACTTCCTAAGTTTGCAACTTCCTGTTTCATCCATGCATCATCTCTTCCTGGTACGTCCCACCAATCAACTCTAAAGGGTGTATATTCACTTAATCCTTTATCGGCAGCAGTATATATGTCATAGAATTTATTAAAGCCATTTGGGGTGCTGGTTATTATTACCTTTGAGTTAGTTGATGCAGATACTGTAGGATATACGTTTTCATAAAAAGTATCAACAAAGTTTGCAGGTATATGCGCAAACTCATCCATAAATAATAAATGAATAGTAAAACCAATTGCTGCTTTCTTGGTAGTAGTTTGACCAATTATTCTACAACCGTTATCAAACTTAGAATTAAATACATCCCATTTAAGAGTGCCGGGTTTTAAAAAGAAAGGTAGATGCTCTAATATAGTTTTACCTTTATCAATGATTTCTCTTGTGGTTGCCCCTTTATTTGAAAGTATTAAAGAATTCTTATCAAAATTAAATAATGAATACCAAGCAATAAAAATAGATGAACAAATAGTTTTACCTACTTGCCTACTTGCTAAACATACATTAAACCTTTCAGCTTGGAATTGCCTTAACATCTCTTCTTGGTAAGGTCTTAAATTAATTGTCTGTAAACCATGATCGGTCATTACAGTGCAATATGTATTTGCAAAGTATACAATGTCTTTTGCACACTTTTTAATTTCTTTTATTTCATTTGAAGTATAATTAAAAACAATATTACCTTTTCGTAAATTAGGATTACCTTCATAGAATGGCGTAGACGCAGGTTTATAACCTTCTTCTATTGCAAACATTAACTGTTCTACACTTTCACTTGACCAAGAAAATGCTTGCTTGGCTTTGCCAACATTAAAATCAAATCCTGCGCTAGGTGCTTGTGGTTTCTGTGCCATTTTCTTCTATAACAGCAAGAATATGATTTATGTGAAGGATTTCAAACTTATTACCTTCAAAAGTATATTCAGTACCCTTGCCTATTGTTTTTATAATTTTATCACCTTTCTTTATTTCAAGGTCATTTGCTACTTCAACTACTAAAGCTTGCCTATTATACTTTTCACCAGGAATAATTAAACCACCTTCAGTTTTTCTTTCTGTTTGTTTTATTTCCTGTGTAAGAATGTAATCATTCTTCATTTTCATCGCTATCGACATCTTGTATATCTTCTTCGTTAATTGTTTCTTGTAATGCTCTCATTAAATCTTTAGTACCTCTTGACTTAACACCGCTCTGTTTTTTGTTACCGCTGCTCTCTGAATTGCCATGATAAACATCAATATCCCTAGAAGTCTTTTTTGCATTTTCTTCAATAGCAACCATATACATTGTTTGGCTTTTAATAATATCTAATAGAGTTCTTTGTAAATCGCTAAGTACTTCAAACATTCTTGGGGATACATCACCTTCATTTATAATATCCATTAATTGTGAAATAGCAACCTCACTGTTTTCCATTTGGCGAATGAGCATACCTAATGCATATTCATCTAAATTAGATTTTGCTTGAATATATTCATGCTCTGCGATGATTTCTTCACTTAAGTAAAACTTAAGCAAACTAGACATTACTTTTTTAGCTTTACCTTTTGCCTTCGTTAGAGCAACTGCTTGTGTACTTTCTAATCTTACTTTAGGTAATTCTGGAGTATTATCTAATCCAGGAACCTCATCAGGTAATTCACTAAGTAAGTCTCCGATACTATCTCTAAATTTATCTTTTGAGTTATCTTCCATTAATAAGTTATTTGTAATATATATTCCAGGTTATCTGGCATCCGTTACATCTTGCAACATTAACTGTGGTGATGCGTTATCCAATAATAATGTTAAATGAGTATCTTTTACAACATATTGACTAAGAATCAATGATTGTAACTCTTCCTCTATAGGCTTCTTCCAAATTCTTATATTAGTTAAATCTGTATTACATCCTAACAATTTCCAATCTTTGCCTTCTATTACATCTACAGGATCATATGCTTTAGTTTCATTAAATAGCAAATTAAGATCTGATGTTATTGCTGGATTAATTGCGGTTGAGTTTTCTATTGTATCATATAAAAATAATCCTAGTTGGCGAGCAGTTGAATTTAAATTAATAACAAATGCATACCATTTATTTTTTACAAAAGGTTTATTTATCTTCCACTTAAAGTAGGTGTTATTTATTTTCATAATAAACCAATTAATAGTATAAGTCAATGATACATATTGCGTAGGAGGTAATAAATCATTTTCATAAATCATAAAATTATTACTTTCTTCTTTATTAAATGTAGGAGATCCTGTAGCAAGTACATCATCTATATATGATTCATCAATAACAATAGAATCGCCAACTATCTCAATAATTTTTGCAATACCATTGTATGATTGGGTACCTTTTATATTAACCCAGTCTCCAACATTTAAAGAATTACCAAAATCAGGTAGTTTTCCAGTATTTAATTGCACCTTACCATTCTTATCTACAATAGATAATATGAGTACATTATTTCCTATAGGTTTTAAAAACTGAGGCCTTGCCCAAAATGTAAATGCACGATCTTCTTCACTACCCCAGCCACCTTCATATTGATATTTTATTGATTCATTACCATTTTTAATAGTACCTAATTTATAATGATATTTAGAAATAATAGTCCATTGATTATAAACATTTTCTTCACTGATAATTAATCTCTTATCTAAGGATCTTCTAACATAATCATTACATTGAGTACCTATTGTGTTATATTGATTATCTTTTCTAACATCTCTGAATTCATTTTCTCTCTCTACTCTGAATTTATCTTCTACATTTGATACTAAAGCCTTTGTATCCGTTTCAGCTTTTATACCTGCTGTTGTGTTTTCATATCCTACAGCAGTTCTTTGTTGATAAGGAACAAGACTAACCCTCCAGTAAGAACCAGTATAAAGAAAATCATCCGCCTCTGCAATTGCATCCACTTCATACATACGATTCATATAATCTTTAAAGTACAGGTAATCTCTCATTTCAGGTTTTGCACCTATTCCGAATACTGCCTCAAATGCAGATTTTACAATATGAATTTCAAACTGTACTGGAAAATCCATCATCATTGGATTAAATTGAATTTCCCTAGTAGGAAGTTCATTATCTGGAATTAATATTTTTACCTCAGCTTCTTGCATTACATCAAATAAAGAATATTCTTTAAGGATTACATCCCTGCTTCGCTGATCTGCTTTTGTTTTAAAATAATCTACACAGAACCCAAACATATTTGATGTTATTGCCGATAATTGATTATACATAGATGATGCTCTAGATAAATCATAAGGATTCCACGTATCTCCACAACAGTCTACAACTAAATTAGGAAACCCAACACAGCCTTCAGCTCCACATTCTATCTGTGGAATTCTACAAATTACACCACCGTCAGTCACTAATTCTAACGCAATTGATTCAAACTCCAATGTACCATCTCCTACTTGCTCATAACGATACTGTATCCAAAAAGGTTTATCTGGATTTAATAATAAAGCTTCTAAATTTGCATTGGTAAGATTAATATAATCAGAATATGTTACACCGTCAGTTCCCCATCTAAATTGTTTATTATAATAAAGACCTGTTGACTCACCTTTGGTTACATCAGTGTATCCTAGTACTTCAACTACGTTTAAATATGGTTCTTGAAGGCTAATTAATATAGCATCACCATTAGCATCTGTTGTTCTTCCATTAACTGCCATTGATTAAGAATTTATTTGTTCGTATGAATCTTTTGAATCACCCTCCTTTTTAAAAGTTTCTCCAATTATATAAGAGCCTACAAATGGTGTTAATGCAGCAAAGTAAGCAGCTGCACCCATAAGATCAGCATTTTTAACAATTACCCAAACTCCTATAATAGTCCAAAGTGCAATTGTAATATACATAAGATTTTCTCTCTTGCTGTTTTTACCTTTCATAAAAATAGAACTATTATTGCTAGGTCTCATGCTTTCACCGAACACATATGATGCAACAAAACCTGTTAACGAGATAAAATAACCAGCCAATTGAGTAAAGTTAGTATCAAAATATGTAGCAGTAATACCAACAGCTACCCATAAAAAGACTACTAAGTAAGTAATACACTCACGCTTCGATTCACAACAGCGCTTAAGTAAGGATTTCATATACAAACATTATTTGTTTATATATTCCTAAGCGATTAAAGATGGTGCCAGTTTATTAATTGGCCATTTTCTGTTAAAAGATTTTTAAGTCTTTCTTTTGGAAATGTTTTATTTTTATTATTTCCACCAGAAGGATCCCACCAAATTATATCAAACTTTTTATCAGCAAAAAGATTATCATAATTGCAAATAAATGCATCATCAATGATAATATCTAAATCTTTAATGTCACGAGTTTCTAATTTTATAATATCAGGATTAATCTCTATGACGGTTAAAGAACCATCGCACAGTTTAATTAAATTGTTAATAAGACCGATTCCATAACCTATAGATAATACAGCAGGGTTTTTATATTTTGCTAATGCATCAGTTAAAGGCTTGTGACCTTTCTTTTCATATTCAGTATCTGACATTAACAATTCATTATTTGAACTGTTCCAAAGTATTTCATAATATTGACCTTCTTCTGACATCAAGAAATATATTTCCCAACTTTTACAAGGCAATAGATCATTACCTTTGAATTGATACATTTCTCTTCTTATCATATTAAAAAGGGGTATAATCAGTCTTTACAATTAGTATAGGATCATCTTCTTCTAACTTATCATCTATGTGATCCAAGATATTAAATGTACTTAATTTACCTTCAGCTTCCATGACAGTTAAAATATCTATAATAGCAGTAGCTTTCATATAAAAGTATGGTTTCCTACTTAAATACTTATTTTCTAATATTTTAAATTCTATAAGAGTTTTATTAAAAATATCTAATTCTTTTCTATCCATTACCTTAGTTAAATCAAATATACCTTCAATGATATTAAAATGAAAACTTATTATATCATGACCTGCTGTATTTTTAATTAAACGAGTATATTTCTTATCATTATTAATCTTAAATGTTAATGTGTTAAGATTAGGTAATCTGCTAAAAATAGAAGTTAAAAAGTAAACAGAGTTAGGTTTTATTGAAGGGATTGGTATGTATCCAAAATCTTCTGCCTTTTCAATCTCAGCTTTAATTCTTTTACTAGTTTTTATAGCATTTAAGAAAGATGACTTAGTAACAGTAAATTCGCCGTTAACTTTAGATATGTTTTTGCACTCTTTTTTTACTCTAGTAATTATGATACTATCAAAGTAATCATATTTAAATAAAGTAAACTGTATATGTGTAGGTATTCCTAATTCAAAGGTATTATCAATTAACATCATTTCCCATCTGTTTTTCTAATATATCTATCGAGGACTGTACTTGTGATGGGTTAATTTTTAATGCTTCTTTATATTCTCTTTCTCCTATTTCGTTAAATTTCATATACAATTCTAAAGCCTTAGGGTTAGGCGACCATTCTTTTGCTTTTTGCTTTGCTGATTTTTTTACCTTTGTGTAAATAAAACCAGGTACTCTATTAAATTTAGACGAAACTAATCTCCATGCCTCTGCTTGACCAATTGGATCAATTTTAAGAGTATTAAAGAGATTTGCCTGTATTGGAAATTTAATACTCATGAATCGATTAGTCATAAAAGAATTTTTAGACTTATCATAACCACTTACATTTTCCCAGTGTGCATCCTTACCAAAAAGAACTTTTATATAATCAAATAATTTCATTGAGATATTTTATATTTATATGAAGAAAAAGAAAAAAGTTTAAAAAATCTTATCCTGTGATTTGCTACCTTTTATAAAAGACATGTCACTTGAATCAGTATCATCATCTTTAAAGAAAGAAGATTTAAATGAACTATCAGTTTCTTTTGCATATTCAGTATTTTCCAAAATAGATTTCATTGTAGAAATTGTCTTTAATTGTAAACCTTTTACATTCATTTTAGATTCGACAGATTTAAACATTTCGTCTAGGATACCTTCTGGTATAGATTCAGCAGCAAGTACCATAAGATTAACATTGGATTTTAGATTAGAAATAATCTGTTCTCTGCTCATATGTTTTGCATTCATAACTCTTACGGTCATATTTGCAAGATCAGTAATATACTCATCGTTGTAAAGATACATATGAGATAAGTGGCCATGCTTTTCTTTGAACTCTGCAATAATAGCAGTTGCCTTTTTCTCGCTGATGCCATATCGTCTGTTGCCTTTTTGATAGTAATATGCAGGTGGTACATTGTCTCCTGAATCTCCAGTAAGTACTTTACGAAAACGGAAGTCTTCAGGGTCAACTTCTATAATAGAAACCTTTTTCTTTGCAACCAAAGCTTTAAGTAATTTTTTAGCCTGATTCTCTGGTGATACAGAAGTTTTTAGTACATCAAATATATCATCAGATTGTTCTTCTTCTGTTTGTGAATCCATCCATTCAGAAAAACCTTGATAAGTATATAATTTTTTATGAGCAGGTGAGAATAGAATAGTATGTGTATTGTTATTTGTACTCTTATCTACTAATTGAACTAAGTCCCTGTCACCAGTAAACATAATAACTGATTTGTCATTTGCAAGACATTCAGTATTCCATGCATACATTAAATCATCACCTTCAGCACCGTCTATTTTAGAAATAATAACACCTTGCTTAGATAAGATAGAAATAAAGTCAGCTGTTGCCTTTGAAAAGTTTTCCCAGTTGAGGGCATCATTCTGTTTACGATTACCTTTATATTCTGCATCTGGGTAAAAGTCTTTTCTCCATGATCTTGAATCTACCGTCCAAACAACCTTGTCGATAAGACCTTCGAATAATCTGATTTGATATGCAAAGTCAGTTGCCAATTTTTTGACAAAAGCTTGTACGTCTTCTTCTGTTCCTAATAGACCTGCCTTTTTTGATCTGCTAGGAATTACATATAATGTTCTAAACAGAAAATAATTACCATCTATAACAAATGTATGTCTGCCTGTTTTTTTCATATTGTGTATTATTTATTTTAAATATAACAAGTATCAATTAAATCTGAAAGAAGAATTCAATACAATTTCTTCGCACTCTTCCTTGCTTAACTTTGATTGTCTTAAGTCGTAATATCTTGCTACTGCTCCACCTAACTCCATGTGATTAGGAAACTTCTTTATTAATTTTTCTAAGAATTGTGATCTCATGCCCCATTAACTATTGTTTGCAGTTCATAAATACAAGCAAGCATTGATACTGCAGGATCTATTACTTGTTGTCTTTGTGCTTGATATTTTGCAACTGTTACAATTATCTGTGGAATAAATTGAGTGTATGATTGCCTATCTTGTTTTATAAAATCTATAAACTCCGCACCTAATGAAGATAAAACATCATCAGTTCTATTTGCATAATTAGATAACATGTATTGATAATTTTTTACAGGATCTTCTCCATCGATTACGAGGTCGTAAATATCTCTATACACAGAACTAAATTGTTTAATGTTTTCAACAGTTATAGTTTCTACGCCTTGTGATTTAAATCCTTGTAATTGATTTAACATGTTTCTTAAATCAGGAAATTTTCTTTTTACTAATTCAACAGCTGCATGTTTATCGATACCAATACCTTCTTCTTTACAGATTTGAAAAATCCTCATAATGTAACTTTTCATTATTTCAGTTTCTTCTTCTTTAGAAAAATCAAAATCAATCATTTCAAACCTAGATTGAATTGGATCTGGTACTTTATTGATATAATTACATGTTGCAACGAATCTTGCATTAACAGCAAACTGATCCATTGTAGCCCTTAACGCTTTAAAGAATTGATCAGATACACCATCAATCTCATCAAGTATAATTACCTTCATTTTTCCTGGTTCATCCATTATAGAACGATTAGCACAAAAGTCAGTAATTCTATTTCTTACAACATCTACTGATGTATCGGTTGATGCATTAATGTATAAATAAGGATGCTTAAAATGTTTCACTAAAGCCTTAGCAGCAGAAGTTTTACCGGTACCTGGACTGCCATGTAATAGTAAATGTTGATAAACTCCTTTACTTAATTTCTCACCAACTCTCTGTGGTGTAATCAAATCATCTAAGGATTGTGGCCTGTACTTCTCTGTTAATAGTATGTTTTGGATATTCTTCATATAATGAGTTAGATTTATTTTTATATGGATAAAAAGACATTTGTTTTAATGTAAATAAATAAAAAAAATCTACCAATGAGAAAGGGCCGACGAATTAGAAAGGTGGTAAATATATCCGTACCAGCTGAATCTTCTAAGAACATTAAGACTAATGTAAAGAGAGGTAAAATTATAAACACTAATTCTCACCATAAAGTACCTACTAAAGTAAATCCTAATCCAGTTAGACTAAAGACACCACTAAAGAAAGATTTAAAATATCATACTATTACACCGTTGTGGGCTGGGGAAACTGTTTACATTATTGGTGGAGGCCCTTCACTAAAAGGATTTAAGTGGAATTTATTATCTAATAAAAAAACTATAGCTATTAATAAAGCTATAAAATATTATAATAACCCAACAGCTTTATATTGGACAGATTCTAGAGTATTCAGATGGCTTAGAAAAGAAATAATGTCTTATAGTGGTTTGAAGTATACTATTACACCTAATAAAGATCATAACGAAAGTATTAAACTTTTAAAAAGAGGAAGTAAGAATGGATTGTCAAAACAAAAAGATGAAATAGCACACGGTGGAAATAGTGGTTATGCTGCAATTAATTTAGCAATTCATTTAGGTGCTAAAAGAATTATCTTATTAGGATATGATATGGGTAATGTAGGAAAGGAAAGTCACTTCCACGATGGCTATCCAGTAAATACTACAGGTGTTAATATTTATAAAGATCAATTTATACCTGCGTTTGATTTGCTTAAACGTGATCTTAATGGAAGTGGAATAGAAATTTTAAATGCATGCCCATCTAGTAATTTAAATGCATTTAAAAAAATAACTATAGAAGAAGCTTTACGCTTTTGATGATCTTCTTATGTAAGTCATAAACTCCCTCTGTTCACCTTTTAGTAAGGATTTACAGTGCTTCATAAATTTAACAGAGGAATCTATTATTCTTTGGTCAACTCTGCTGTTCCGTGAGTTATGAGACTCCACGCATTTACTACAAACAAAATTTTCAACCTTCCTAGAATCCATTCTTGATTTAATTCCAGCTTTACATATTCCACAATTCCAGTCAACGAGATCCGAGTCTTTTTCTAATTCTTTAATGTTTGTAAACGTTTCTCTAAAAGGATTCCAAAGTATACGATTAGGATTCTTTTCATGCTCATTCATATCCTCAACTTTAAATATAATCTCAAAGGCTTGTATATCAGAATCTAACCATTTCATATGATTATGTTCCAATAAAAGTTTTTGCTTTAAAGGAGGCAGATTTTCTAATAGAATACCATGCCTCCTTTTATACCAACCAAAGTTTATTTTACGAACTTTATACATAATGATTTATTTTAGCAGTTACAACAGGTACAATCACATGATTTACCGCAACCACAGGTTTTACAATTACATTTCATAGTTAATAGTTTTTTACAGTTTTCCTGATAATCTTCTAAACTTATCAGCAACAGATTCTTCTAAAGGAGTATGAGATTCTCCATATTGTTTATCTGCTATTGGTTTTAATTGTTTTTTAAGTTTATCTTCTTCAGCTTTAGCAGCCTTCTTATCTTCAGTTTCTTGTTGTATTTTAGCTGAGATAGCATCCACTTCAGCTTGTGATGATTTACCTGTATTTTTATTATCTTGTGCTATTTTTAATTCACCCTTTAATTTTTCTATATTCTTAGTTGCATCAGCTTGTATTTTATCTTGTGACTTAATACTATTTTCTAGTTGAGCAATCTTAGCTTCGGCTTTATCATCTACTTTTGGTTCATCTTTTGTATCTGCTTTTTTGTTTGCTTTAGCTGCTTCCTTTTCCCTTTCAGCCTTTTCTTTATCTAATTTAGCTTTCTCTGCAGTGGCAGCCTTTTGATTATCTTCAGCAGACGGTGTTTCATTATCTGCAGTATCCTTTTTTGAATCAGATTCATAATCTTTAAGTGCTTTTTGTGCATCGGCCGCTTGTCCTGCTAATCTTTTAATTCTAATCTTAAGTGCTTTTGATTCTTCAGCATCAGCAGCTTTAAGTGCCGTTTCTGCTGCTGCTAAATTAGCTTTACTTGTTGCAAGAGTAACTACCTTCTTAAGAGGATCTGTTGTAGCAAGATCGTTCATTCTTGCCGCTATTGCAGTTGACTGATTTTTAAGTGCAGCATTTTTTGTAGCGTTAGCAACTTTAAGAACGTTTGAATTACCGTCACCTTTACTAGCAGCTTTCTTCTTTTCGTAATCTAAGTTATTTAATGCTTGTTGTACTTTAGTCTTTTGATAAACTTTAGCATTATTCTTAATCTTTTTATATTTAATAGGATTACTCATAATCCCTTTGATATCTGTAATACCTTCCTTAATATTTTTAGATTCATTAACGAATTCATTATATGATAATACTCTTTTCATAATTAGTTTTATTTTTTTATATATTAGACTTATACAAAACAAAAAAGGTCCGCCTTTCGACGAACCTTTCTTAAAGTCATATACCTAAATAGGATTAGATAATTGATACACCAGTACCAAAGTTAAATCCTAATGTGTAGTACATAGTTTCTGGGTGGAATCCAGCATCTACTAAAGCGAATCTAGATTTAACCGCGATTTTAGGAGCCATAGTTCCTTCTGCGATTGTTTCAACAGATTCAGCCATTAAGTAAGGCATGAATACTAAACCAGGAGAATTACCATCACCTTTTCTACCTACAGCAACTCTATAGTCAGTCCAAGCCATGTTTGGATCAACATAAATAGTTACACCAGCCAAAGAACCGATTGGATATAAAGATCCACCAGCTTGGTTGATTGTATTTGATAGTGGGTAAGGTACGAAACCTGCGATATCCTGTAGTGCCGTAGCAATTTCCCCAGAACATACTGCAAACGTTGCAGGTCCTCTTCTTCCTCTCGTTGCGATCAAGTTAGAAGCAGCAAGAACTTTAGTATACAACCTACGTTGTAATGATCCTTGTGTTTCACCACCTGAACCAACTACAGTATCAGCAGTGTTTAACGAGATGTTTGCGTTACTAGAATTACCAGCACCTAAAGAGATTGCAGTAACACCAGGAGCAGCAGTAACAAACGAAGCAGATAAGTTTAATGCGTCCACACTAAATACATTATTTGCGTTAGTAGCTCCATTTCTGAAGATTCTATCCAAGATGTATTTGTTGATAGATTGAGTTAACTCATTTACCAATACAGCTTCTACTTGAGCAACTGCGTCGATTCCGAATTGTTTTAAATCCTGAACTTGTTCTCTTGTTACAGCGGCAGCAACTTGATAAGTTTTAGCAGCAACTGATTTATTGAACAATGAAAGACCTAAAAGGTTATCTGGAGTTGATTCTCCAACACCTCTTTGGTATGGATCTACACCATTGATATCTTCTGAACCAAATGCAGGTGCACCGGTAGCAGGGTTGTTAGCCTCAAATGCGTTACCTGAGAAACCAGTAATATGGTCTTCTAAAGCTTTTACATATTCAGGGCTTCCACCAAAAGTACCAATAGATGCAGCTAATGTATCATTAGAATATAAATCTGTTGGAGCACCACCACCTACGATAGCAGTATAAATTGGTTCGTAACCTTCTTCACCTTGTCTGTAAGGATCAGTACCTTCTACTGCGTCAGTAGATTTACCTCTTACACGGAAGATTGGATATCCGTCAATTCTTGATGCACCTACGAAAGTAAGTTCATAAGAACCATTAGTACCAGTACCAACATAGTTTACATCGTTTACTGCTAAAGCAGCAATACCAGAACCTAATGTTACAGGTACTTTAATTAATAATGGAGCAGAATTTCCATCTACACCACCTGCTTGGTTAGTTAAACCACCACCATAGACAAAGTCTAGGTAAGTAAGAATTCCCATTGGGCCTTGCATTGGTACTACAGGTACTAAGTCTAAACCTACAGTCTGAGCAGCAACTTGCATTGCAAGTGGAAGCAAAGAAAAAGGTCTGTCACCAGATCCAGCAGTTTGTCCAGAGAATGCATTCATTGTAGTAGGGTTGCCTGGTAAAGTTACCGCATCCATACCTGGTACATTCATATTTGGATTTAAGTGTACAGTATTATATACACTTTCATTAAGGTTGTGATAATGGCAGTACTTAGACATCCAAGATAACTTAGACTTTTCAGTGATACCAGTAGCTTCCTCAATGATAGGTCCCCAGGTCTTTTGAACCTCGGACTCGTTGATTAATTGATTTGCGTACATTTTTTAAAAATTATTTTTCGCATTTTTTGGAATTATAAAATTCCGGTTTTTAATCGCCTCGGTCCTTTTCTTCTTGACCATTCGATTAATATTATTTGTTTCTTTATTTATTTACCTAAATTAAACTTAACTTTACTAATAAGGTCAGCAGCAAAAGATTCATTAACTAATGGTTCTTTTTTATTAGCAGCCTCAGCAGCAGTTTTACTTTCATTAATAGATTCAGTAGCAATTTGAGTATCTCTTAGATCTCTTGTTGCCCAGAAATTATTAATTCCGTATTGATTACCAACTGGGTGGAATCTTGATTCAGATATAATTTGTTGTTGTCTTGATTCAGAAAGGTTATTCCATTTTCCACGGAATCTTTCTGGCATATCATCAATTACATTTATTTCTCTTTTCTTTTCAATGAAATTAGATTCCCAAATATTTTCAGCTTGTATAGTTGACATAATAGGTTGTGAATTCATTGATTCTACAATCATAGCTTGCTTACTTTCAGGTAAAGCATTAAACTGATTCTTTTTTGATTCTCCTAAGAAATTCATAAAATGCATTTCAGATACATTTTTAGTTTCAGCAGCAGAAATAAGTTTATTTAATTTCTCCTCAATAGATTCTTTGTAATCTTCAGCCTCATGAGTCTTTCCACACGATTCACACATTTCTTTTAATTTCGCTTTGTCTGCATCAGGATACTTTTCACAAACTTGCTCATAAGTCATTCCTTCATCCATACATTTTGAAACTTCTTCTATTGTTGGCATAGAACTTTCTTTCATACCGTATTCATTAACAGTATCTTCATTAATACTTTCACCGTTAGTAGAATTTACATTTTCTGCAACGTATTCAGTATATTTAATACTCTTATCTACATTTTCACCAAGATATTCAGAATAAGCAATATTCTGATCAACCTTCTCGGCTACATATTCAGAATAATCAATACTCTTCTCTAAGTTTTCAGCAACATAATTAGAATATGCAATTCCTTTGTCAGCCATCTCAGCAACATGCTCAGCATATTGAATACTACCATCAAGCTCTTCAGCTAAATAACTAGCATAATCTTTAATTGAATTTACATTCTCTGCTAAATAGTCAGAGTATGAAATATTTTTATCAAGATTCTCTGATAAGTATTCAGCATAATCAGTAACCTGATTTACTTTCTCTGCAATATGCTCAGTGTATTTAATAAGTTTTTCCATTACCTCATCATTATTAGAATTAGTAGATTCTTTAACATTACTTAAAACACCAGATACATATTCAGTATACTTTTGAAAATCTTCAACAGTTACAAAATTATTATTTTCCATCGTTAGATCTTTTTTATTATCGTTATTTTCAGTTTCTTCCATTTCATAGATTAATATACCATCATCATTACTTAAACCAAAAGATTCGTTTACTCTTGATAACTCGGCATTTTCAAAGCCAGGATCTGCAACCAAGTCATAAGTAAAAAACTTTTTAATTTTAACTTTACCATTTTCATCTACTGTACCAGCAGCTCTACTTGAAATATGTAAAGGAATACCATCTTTAATAAGAGCTTGTGCTTCTTTACCTTTAGAGGTATTTAGTAATCTGATTTTTCCAATAACTTGTTTTTTAGTCTTATCATAATCTAATGATTCAACAACATGAGAGACATTAGCCAAACTAACATCAAAATCTTTAGGGTGATCTAATTCACCTAGAAGTTTATTGGTTTTAACCTTTTCTTGTAATTCATTGATATGAGGCATTACTTCTTTTTCCTCGTAAATCCTGTTGTTCTTGTTCTTAACATCAAACTCGGTAAATACACCTTCTAATACAACTGAACCGTCTTCACCGGTGGTTATATCTAAATTTGATTTCTGTCTTTCAAGAATCAATAATTTTTTTCCTGACATTTTCTATTAGTTATTTGATTTATATATTACAATGTTTGCAAACTTTTTATCCTAGGTCTGCTAATGGATCATCATCAATTCCATTACTATTCTTTTCCGGTTCAAAATCTGCCTTATCAGCACCTAAAAGGATCTTTTCAATATCTTCTTCCTTATACCCCTCCTTTTCTAAATCGGTTCTTTCCTTAGCCCTCTGATTAGCTTTTAAATCTTCTCGTGTAAAGCCACCGTACCTCTTAACAAGGAATCCTAAATCGAAGTATGGAATTTCCTCCATTTCTGCAGTCATTGTACTTAACTGTGTTTTAAGATTTCCAATGAAGTCTACTCTTTTTGTTTGTAACTCCATTTCTTTCATTTCCTCAAACACATTATCTTTAACAAATTTAAGTCCTAAACCAGATTTAAATGAAACATCATTTTTTAATTCAGGGTGATTAAGACACATTTGAAGATACATCGGTTTTACAAGTACTTCTTGGAATATAGATCTAAGACGGTCAATAAATTTAGAAAATTTAATTTCATCTCTTAACATTCCACTAGCATCCATATCATAAGTATTACCGCCTTCTTTATCAAATCGCGAAAAAGGAATCTTAGAAGCCATTTTTAGTCTATCAGCAAAATACTTAAGAGATTCTGTATCACCAAGATCTGGTCCATCTCCACCGATTGTACTAATCTCTGGGGATTCACCGTCTTTTGATGGTAACCAATATTCCTTATTGAAAGGCATCATTGATTTTCCGTTGGTTACAATTTCACCGCTCTCTTGATTAAAATCAACAACTTCTCTATATGAATTCATTAATTGCGCCAGAGACTGCTTTGCTCTGGTTTTAGATTTACCACCTACAGGTATAATAAATTGAGTTTTAAATGAAGCATTAGAAACAGCCCAGATGATTCTGGTTGTTTCCATAATTCTTAAAAGATTAAACGATCTTATTAATCGCTCCACATAAGATATTCTCATAGGAGAATTAATTGAAGAATATGATAAGTAAATAATTTGAGAATCCCATAGCTTTCTCTCTTTTGCACCTTGGCCTTGATATTGCACCCATTGTTTTTTACCTGTATCTGTATCAAGACCAGGCATTAATGAAATAGGATCCAATTCTTTAAATCCAATAATTTCAGTTTGCTTATCATTATAAACTATTTCAAATGCCAAAAACCCATCTACTAACCATTTTCTAAAATAATTCCACGGAGAAATAGAATCATTAAATCCAAAATAATTATATAAGTTATTATACACATCTCCAATTTCATCTTCTATTGATGATGCTATATGACCATTAAAATCTGCATAAGCCATATAATTAGATTCATCAAATACAATCGCTTCATCAGTAATTACATCTAAGATATCTTCTATTTCATCTTGTACTGCATATTCTCTAAGCTGATCTCTTTTTCTTTCATAATCCCTATCAAAGATAGAGATATTCTTTTTCATGGTAGTATCAGTTAATGATAATGCAGCAAAGGCGCTATACATATCATCGGAATCAGATCCCATTGGATTAAACGTATAACCCATTTGGTTTTCTGTAAAACCTACAGCACGAGAATTACGAATGATCATATCATCGTAAGCCATGCCTAAATTAGAAAGATCCTTTAAAATCTTCCTTACTGGATTACCTGTACTTAAGGGTCCTCTTCTATCAGTAAAACCTGCCATATTGTTTTATCTTTTATTGTTTATATATTCTTATAATATAATGCTTGTGCATCATTAATATTTCCACCAAAGAAATGATTTTCGTTATTTACAGCACCTATGTACCAATCAGCATAACTCATCACTCTGGGTTTTCTTATTCTATCTATTCTATATTGCCTAATGGCATATGTTATATTGTATTTTCTACCTAATGATTGTTTTAAATTATCATATGTAAATTCATTTAACCTAGATTGTCTATTAGGATTTCCAGGTGCGGTGTTTGTCTCTCTTAGTATAGTATCTTTAAATGATCTATATACATCAGATAAAAAAGGTATTCTTGCTTCATATGGAATATAGTGAAGATTTAATCCTAGCTGATGATTATCTATACTTTTACCTAAACCTAATACTATAGGATAGGTATCATAAAAAGTTTCTTCAGGTGTAAAATATTCAAAAGAATACATCTTACCATTTTCAAGATCACCTCTAGCTTTATCACCAATCGTAGATAATGAAGAATCCGATTGCTTAGATGCCCCTGATCTACCTTTATTTTCTTTAAGATAAATATCTAAATCTATTTGAAATGATCCTACTATAGCCATTAAAACAATTTTGAGTCTTCGGTTAATAGCATAACTTTAAAATTTCTTAATTTAGCCATTTTATTTAATGCTTCAGTTTTACAAAGGTTCCTAACATAAGTTTCATATCCATGTTTAAAATTCTTTAGTGCCTTTGGTGTTTTTCTTTTTGGGGCCTTTGGTTTTTGTAATTGTGCCTTAGGTTTTATCTCTACTACAAATTCTTCAATTATACCTTCGCCTTTATTCATCTTCATATAAAAGTCTGGGTAATAATTATGAAACTTTTTATCTAACATATTAAAGTATTTTACTGAGAATGGTTCAGATGCCCATTTTAATACTTCATCATTATGATCACACCAATGGCAAAACTTTCTTTCCCAGCTACTTCTGTATATGATAGGATGTTCTCCTATATACTTTTGTGGATTAACAGGATTATAATAACCTTGTTTAAATCCTGACTTAGAAGTAGGTTTTACCTTTTTAATGCTCATTTAAAATTTATATTGTATAAATACCGTCGCTATCAGCGCTACCATTAATTGATACAGTACCAGCGTATTTCCTAGGATGTAATTTATTCCAACCTTTTGCAAATCCTCTTTTACATATTTCAGTAAAATAAGCGAAGGCATTAGTTGATTTTTCTGGATTAAAGTTTCTCCAATATTTAAATAAGTCCATATAAGCAGATGCTATACAGTCTTGTCTATCGTCTGGATTTGCGTATGATAATTTCCTAGAACATTTGTCTGCTAATAACATTAAAAATTCTAATGCCTTTGGGGTGAGCTCATCTTGTTCTTTGGATAATATTATTTGTTCTAAAAGATCTCTATTATTTAGATAATTTCTTTTTCTTGCCATTTATAAATGTTTTATTTATTATTATATACAAAAAAAGCCGATAGTTTATTATTACTACCGGCTTTTCTATATAGTGGGTGTTATTAAATCTTAACGTTGAGTTGGCTTTTTGGACAGATAGTAGTTTTTCCAGTTTTAGGATCAATACATTCTAATTGATCTTTATCGCCTAATGAAGTATAATCTTCAGCACTTACCATAACTTCCATACCTTTTTTAAGACCATTACCGTTCTTGTTAATTTCAGCTTCTACAAAACCGTCGTTTAAATAATCGTTACGACTTTTTTTTTCTGTTACTGATTCATCCTTTTCATCATCATCTTCAAAATCTTCACCGTCATGAGTTTTAGATTTATCACCTTTATTTCCACCTAATACAACTCTGTCATAAGTTTCTTGTAATGATTTTTCAAATTTAGAAATTTCTTCTTCTAGTAAATTCATTGCTTCTGTGAGTTCTTCAGTTTCACCAAGCTTATCAATAGCATCTTTTACTTTTGCTTTCTTTTCTTCTAAGAATGATATTTTATCTGAAATGTCAGATCGTGATTTTTCAATTTTAGCAGCTTCATCATTTTCAGCAATTAATCTTTCTGAAAGAATTGGAGTAGCATCATAATTAATAAATTCTTTTACTAATTTTACAGCCTCAGTTGCAGAAGGTACAAATACCATTTCATTAACATGCATTCCTGAATTAACTTTATTTACATAGATACCTTCCTGAACCCCTATCATAGTTAAAAATAGATTAGTAAACTCAGTTGAGGTAATGTTTGTAAAATTATCCATTTCGGCAAGAAGATCAATAGATTCAAAAAACTTACATACATTATCAATTTTCCATTGATTTCTGTAACCAAAGAAATTAAGAGCCATTAAAGATTCTTTTAATTCAATGATGCTTACATTTGATAAATCAGTATTTCCTAATTTTAATGTACCTTCAGATAAATTGTATTCTAACGTTTTATTATTACCTTCTCCGAAAGTAACCAAAGTACCGTTCATGTTTTTAAACATTCCTAGACCTTCCAATACATCAAAGAATCTTGAATCTTTAACTTCAGTTTCAGTAATTGTCTTTCCATTAAAGTTATAGTTTTTTCCATGTAAGTGGAATGTTAATCCATTTTCAGATTCTAAAACCGGTGAAAGGATAGTAGAAATTGTTCCACCTCCATTTGCAGTAGCTTTGTTATCATCTGCCTTCATTTCATTTAGAATAGCTTTACAATCCATTGACCATGGGTTCTTTGCAGCAATTGCAGAAAACTTAGATTTAATAGTATCAGATGATTCTGTTAGTAAACCTTCTAAGTCAGTTACTAAACTTTCATACATTTTACCTTTTTGTGATTGTGTTCTAGAAACAGCTTCAGATATTCTGAAAGACCATTTAGCATCGTTATAAGCTCCTGTGATATAAGATCTTAATTCGTTAATTGGATTTAACCAATCAGAAGAAGCTAAGTTTCTATGAAGATTTTTAGCAATGTTAAACTTAAGCATAGGATTAACACTGTTTTCTATTTCTTCGCTAATTACTTTGGTTTCTTCGTTCTTAAATCTCATCGGGAATGCCTTTAGAGATTCTTCTAAAATGTCAAGGGCATTCTTAGCAGTATAAGAAGTTCTGGAATTATCCGAATTCATTTCTTTTAGTGCATCAATGCTCTTCATAACATTTTCGTGCAGTTCAGCAATTGTAAATTTCATTTCGTTATGATTTTTTTGTTTATTATTTTCTGTTATGTTGTTTCCTTTAAAGGCATTTATAGCACTCATACCTAATTGTTGGGGAATTCCCATTCCGACTAAAATAGAAAGTACCTGTGAGTCTGTCATAGGTCCTTCATTAACCACCTTTCCGTTTTTACCGTCTAATTTTGTTTTACCGCTCTGTGCAAATAATACACCAACTATATCTAATAATTGTTGATTAGGGGCGTTAAGGTAAGGTGCGTCAGTATTAACTCCATATTGGCGGTCAATTCCACCATCCATGTAAACCTGAGTTTGGCCTTCTTTAATAACTTTTTCCATATTATAGAATTTGATTTGTTTTATATATTCTAGGATCTTAGAGTTAATTATCCTTCATCATCATCTGCATTTCGATATTGCCTACTCTCTGATGATTCGGTTGGTTTTTTAGATGAATCTATTTCTCTTCTATCATAAGGCCCACCTACTTGTTTGCTTGTGGTATTATTATAACCCTGATTACTTAATAGGTTTTCAAAAGGTGCTACTAAAATATTATCATCGCTAAATTCAAACTTTTGAAACACACCACCGAAATAAATACCAGCATTACCATTACTATCGCATCTTAACTGACCAACTCCAATAGCATCAGGATTTGTAATTAAGGCTTGTCTAGTAATAAAGTCTATTTCTGATAATAGTATTCCACTTTCAAATACTGGCATAAATGATTTTAACTCCATATCAAAAGTAACTTGGAATTCCTTTTTATCATTTAATCCCCATTCAAATGATCTCTCCTGTGAATAGTCATCAGGGACTCCCATACTTGCATTAACTCTAAACATTCCTAAATCTACCTGAAATGTAGTGGCCCTATATAATTTGTTCATAATAGACTCTGTAACCTTTAACATTTCCAAATTATTAGAACATATTAAAGTTACACTGAAGCCCATAGTAACAGGTAAGAAATTAGTCATTAGAGAAAATGTCTTTAATACACCATTCCATTCTCTTACAAATTCCGCTCTTGTAAATTTATTGGTTTGTGCACTAGAGTCAATAGCCATAGAATTCATTTGAAGTATACCTCTAGGAACTACTTCATAATCTCCAATTGCTTTACCTGCCTTTTCGGCATCAAACATAAAGTTATCTAAAAGAAATCTTTCATTACCAGATATAGAATAAAAGAAAGGTACCTCAATCTTTTTTAAAGTATCTTCATCTACTTGATTATAATAATATACTTTTTTGCTTAATTCGGCTAACATACCTACTACTAAGTACCTAAGTATAGTATTATCTTTATTAAATTCCTGATTATATGCTGACATCTATTAGACTTTGTTTATATTCTATTTATCCAATAGATTCAATGTTAAATTCACTAAAGCCACCATCTTTAGTTATTTCAATCTTTTTATCGAAATATTCGCTTGGTAAAACTGTATGGTTGATAACAAAGGTATTGAGGCCTATATCTTGTATTGTATTATGAAGTATGTTAATTATATGGTGTACGCCATCAGAGTCAATAGAAGAGAAGATTTCATCCAGAAAAAGAATGTTTAATGAAGGAAACCTAACCTTAATCATTTTTATTAATGCCATAATAATTACAAAATCAACCTTTTTCTTTTCACCTGTGCTTAGCGTCTTAGGGCTAATCTCTGTTCCTAGATGATGAAGAGAACAGTAAAACTTTTCGTTAAATCTAATACCAAACGGTATTCCCATTTCTCTCCCCATTAATTGAATGTGGTTATTAAATGAAGGAAGTATAGATCTTACTGCTAAGTTCTTAATTCCATTTTCACCCATAATATTTTCTAAGATAGTTAAATAATAATCTTCCCCTTCACTTTTTAACTTACCTGTAGATTTATCATCTTTTCGATTTTTAAAATCTTTTACTAGTTGTTTGAGATGTGATCCTGATTCAGACTCATCCTTATCAGCCATTTCGATTAACTTATCTTTAATGGCTTCCATTTGAGTTTCTAATTGACCAACCTTAACATGTATTTTTCTACCTTTTTGTCTAAGATCAATTAATTCAGTTTCTGCTCTTTCAGCGTCTTCCTTTATTTGATTCCATTCAGTAAATAATAAATCTAAAGAATCTTCTTTTTCTTTTTTAATATCTAAATGAAAATCAGAATTAAGAGGGGCTGTGCAGGTAGGGCATGAATTATTTTCATATAGCTTAAGTTCTTTCTTAACAGTATTAATCTTAGAATTTAATGTTGATTTTTTATTGTTCTGCTTTCTTGAATTTTCATCTAATTTTTCTAAGTTAACTTTTGTAGCAGATGTAAGTTCTTTTAACTTTTTCCTGTTTTCATTTAACTGTAATAATTTTTCTTTAAGAATTTTAATCTTTTCAGCATCTTTGTTTTTACTAACCTTTTCAAAATGCTTTATCTTATCGATTACAGATTCTATTGATTCATTAAGGGTTCTTATTTCATCATCATATGTTCGGATCTCCTCAATAATAGTTCTCCTCTTTTCTTTAACGGCTTCAGCCATTTCATTGATAATAGAAAATCCAAATATTTTATCAATGATTCTTTTCTTATCATAAGGAGACATTGTAATAAAAGACTTAAAATCATTTACAGACAAAATAATTACATTCTTAAATACATGGTAAGGTATTTCATAAATTTCAGTTTCTAAAAAATCTTGTAAATTTACTTTACCTGCAACATCATATTCAGATCCATTTATTTTTACATTAAAAATACCAGGATTAATTCCTCGTTCTATTTCAACGGTGTTGTTTTTAGATTCTAAATGTATCTTACCCCAAAGAGCACCATTTACTCTATTAGGTAAATCTTTTAAGGTTGACCCTTCGACTTTACCGTAACATAAATAGGTTATAACTTTTGCAAGAGTACTTTTACCTGCACCATTTCCACCAAGAACTAAATAAAGATCACTTTTATCTTTATCAAATTCTATTACCTGCATTCGGTTTCCGTAACTTGCAAAGTTTTTAAATTCTACTTTTTTAATCTTCATGATTCGGTGATAATGTTCTTTTATATAAATCTTGTACTGATACCTTTAATCTTTCTTTTAGATCTTCTTCATATTCTAATGAATTAATGTATTCAGCTGCAATGTTCATTAAATTAAGTTCTCCATTAAAATCAGACATTTCTCCATCTTCTCTATCATAAGGATTTTCTTCATCATAGATTCTTGGTTCTAATTTTCTAGCAACTCCATCCAAATAATCCATAAACATATTAATGTTATATTTACCTAGAACATTTGATGGTATAAAAACATCTACAAAATTATCCTTTATTTCCTTCTTTATGTCATCCATACGCATCTCTAAGATATCATTAATATAATACCTTATAAATTCAGGACTTCTTTTATTCATAAAGAATTCATGCTTTCCTGTATCTAAATCTAATACATAAATACCTTTTTGATTTCCTCTATCAGATCTTGTCATTTGATAAGGATTACCTACAAGAACAAAATTTTGCTTATCTTGTCTATAATGAATATGACCAGAATAAACTCTTTTAAATCTTTTAAATATTCCTACATCATTACCCCCTTCATGTAAATGTTTTGTACTAGGAGAAGTTTGTACACCACGAGTTTCAGTATGACAAAACATATAATCAATATTTTCCTTTATAGAATCTAAAGTTTCCTTTTCATGTTCATGGTCTCTTCTCCAAGGCATAAGTAAACATTTAGTATTATTATACTTTAAAATTCTTGGTTCCTTATGAACAGTAACATTAGGTAAATACTTTAAACAATCAACAGATGCAATATCATTAGAATTCTTTCTCATAATATCATGATTACCAACTATAATATGAATATCAGGAAATATCTTACCTAATTCTTCAAACACTCTAATTGCTAAATCTTGCGCAGCTAAATTAACACTTTGGCGATTATCGAATACATCACCTAAATGATAAAGAACATCACCTTCTTTATATTCTTTTTTAACTAAAGGTATAAAAAACCCAAAAAAGTAATCTTCAATAATATTAAGCCATAATACAGAATTTGATCTACAGCCTAAATGTGAATCGCTAACCATCCAAACTCTTGCCATATTAAAATAATTTTCTGATTTTTCTTTTTTCTAAGATATTATACTTATCGTCCAATTCTTTAATAAGTTCATCTTTAAATTTATTAGAAAGAGAATTATAAAATTTATTAGGGAATACATCAAAGTAATCTGATATAACACTAAACAAATCAACTCTTGTATACCCATCCCCAATCTTTTCTATGATATGAGAATATACTCTATTGATTTGTACTTTATTTAATTTCTTAATTACTCCTTCTGGCGTAGCTTCATTTAAATGCTCATATTCACTACCCTTTATAATTTTATCAATCTTCTTAATTAGTAATTCATAGTGCATCCTATCATCAGGATCCATACTATCACCATAAGTTGCAGCAACAGTAAAGTTAACTCGGTTTTCAGTAATATCCTGATCACCGTATGAATTATTAAAAATTTTATCTTTGTCTGCTAATTTAGGTGGAATAGGTTTTCCGTTTTCATCTAATTTAGGTTTTTTCTTTTTTCCCCACATATCTTTTAAGTTTAATTTATATCGTCAGTTTCGGTTAATCTCATGTGATCATAATCAATATTAAATCTACATCGAGTACCTTTACCTTGACCATCTCTAATTTTTAATACCTTTAACCAGTATTCTCGTTCTGCATGCATCATTGAATCTTGTATTAAAGCATACATAACATCTGCAGTATGCGCAAGACCAGCAGATTCAGCAATGTTTTCCATTCTTACCTCAGTAGCATCCCATGCACCACGGTTAATTTGTGTGGCTGAAATTACTAACATATCTCTTTTAACTGCCAATGCTCGAAGATCTTCGGCAATTTGTTTAATCTTCATATAAGTATTTTCAGTATTAGGATTTCTATAATTTGCAAGAATATTAATATAATCTACAACTAATACATTTACTTTATGATCTTGTGCTTCTTCTAAATCTTTTAAGTATGCTTCTATATCTAAAACAGTACCTTGTGATGTTGGCATTTCTTTTACAAAAAGTTTACCTGGTGGTAATAAACCTCGAGATATTTTTTCTAAACGTCTTTTCATATAATCTCTATTACCAGTTTTTTCATCGTACTGTGGCATTGGAATTTGTAACAGATTAGAACCTATTCTTTTTAAAACCTTTTGAGCTGACATTTCAGCAGTAATAAAAACTACGTTATGACCCATTCTAACAAAGTTAGCAGCATCATTAGCCAACCATATAGATTTACCAATATTTTGTTCTCCTGCATAAACTATTAAAGATTTTGTATCATACCCACCACCTGATACATTATCTACGAAAGTCCAACCTGTTTCAATTTTCTTTGATGTTCTTTGTACATGATCTTCTGGTTTAAAAAAGTCTAATCCAATATCAGTATCAAAGTTTAATGATCCTTCTGTTGAGATCATGCCAATAGCACGAGTTACAACATCCTCAACATTTTCTGGTGATACATCTTGAGTTTTTACATATTCAATTGTTCTTACTAATTGTTTATCAAAATGTTTCCATTTAACCCATGCCTCACCAGTTCTTTTTAACCAATCCTGATCATATTCATTAATATTAATATCATAAATAGAAGAAACTATATCAGAAGGTATTTCATTTGGATCATCTTTAATAAGAGCCTTCATCTGTTCTCTTGAAGGGCTTTCACCAAAATCAGTATAAAACTTTTTAGATAGTTTAGCTATTTGATCTAAATCATTATTAGAAAAGAAGCCTGGGCCAGTACTTTTTAGATAATGTGGCTTTTTAAGAAAGTAATTAAAAAATATTTTTTCGTGGTCTGTACTGGAGTTCATTTTTGTTTATTTTTATATAGTAAAATCTATATTTTGTTTAAATCTATAAGCCTTTGAACAAATTTACCATGTTTAGTATCATCATGGTAAGCTAAATAATCATAATGCTGATATGTATTATATGAGTTAGGTATTAAATACATCTTATAACCTAATGATAAGAGAATTGTCTTTATGGATTCATTATCAGTATTTTTGGGGTGAAGTTCAATTAAAACAATTGGCTTATGATTATTTAAAGTTTTCATAGAACCTTGTAAAACCTTAAGCTCAAATCCTTCAACATCTATTTTAATTAAAGTTGGTGCGAATGAAAAACTATCCAATGTATTAGCAGTCATATTACTATTATCAGTATTTCCTAATGCAATACCGCCACAATTATTAAATACCAATTCCTTTGTATTATGTGACCATAATGGATTTTCATAAAAATCTTCTTGATTAATAATACCTAGTAACTCTGGTTTATTACTTAATGCTTCTTCATATAAAGTAATCTTATCACTTAAATTGTTAACAACAACATTACCACAGAGATTATAGAAATTAGATTTTACTGGTTCAAATGCATGCACTTCTTTACCTAGCAATCCAAACTGAACTGTATGCCAACCAATATTAGCACCTACATCAATAATAGTAAAGTCATTAAGTATTATTTTTTTATAGACATCTTCTAAATGAAGCTCCCATCCTTGATCACCTAATATCTGTTGGCCCATCATATCATGAACATCACATATGAATTTAACACCGCGAGTTTCTTTAAATCTTAAGTCATGCTTATTCATATGGATTTGTAATAATTTCGTATGTAGTATATGCAGAATTAGATAATGATACTTTAATAATCTTTTTCTTTTTAAGAGTCATTAAAATTTCATTAACCTTTTCATCAGTAAGGCTGTACTTTTTCTGTAAAGATACATTAGTAAATTTAATTTCCTTTGCTACTTTACCACAATAATCTCGTATCAGTTCATACGTAATATCTTCAGCGTCTGGGTAAGTTGGTAATGTTGTATGATTTCCTAATACATGCTTTACTTTAAGTTTTGCAGTATTAAGATTTTTCGGTAACATCGGCTTCTAGCATTTCGGTTAAATTTTCAACATCAAGTTCTTCACCATACTTAAACTTAGCAGCAACGATTGGCTCCAATGCCTTCAGTACACCCTCGGTCATTACTTCTGGTGTAAATAATTGATTAAGATCTACAGTATCATTAAGATGCTTTACGCATATCTTTCTTGCAGTTGCGGCTGGTTGAAAATAAATAGTAACCTTTTTACCATCCTTATCAAAAGAATGTTCTCTACATTCAGCTTTACCTATATCAGTTAATTTCTTAAATGCATTCTCATTTATAAATCTTCCTCGTTCAACTCCACATGTATCCCAACTTATATACTCCTCTAATCCAATATAAGGATTCATACCTTTATTAAAAGAAATATGGAATTTAATATTAGTAGGTTTTGCAAATCTATTTTTATTTGGTTTGGCAGTAACAATAATACCGGTTTGTTCTATACCTTCTTTAAGTTTTGCTTTACCTAAAAATAAAATAATAGAGGCAGCATATTCAGGACCAGTTCCACCGCCACCTACTTGCCTAGAGAAAAGATCTTGTGTTTGGTAAGTATGATTAGTAAATAAGAAAGGTATTTTACATATACCGAATTGCGTCATAATGATTCGGAATGTAGATTTTAATAATTTAGCTCTTGTCATATCAGCTTTACTACTTCCAGTTTTAGCATCATCAATTTCTTTTTGGGTTGCTAAGTTACCTGCAGAATCCAGCACGACCATAATTTTAGGTAGAGCGATACCTTTTGCTTTTTGTTCGATTAATACATCGGTAATTGCCGTTACCGAAGTTCTAAATTCTTGAACCGTATTACATGGCTCATAACGAAATTTTGTTGGATCAATACCAAACTTTTCTACTAAAGTTTTATCTACAGCATTTTCAGAATCATAAAATACAATACTATAACCTTGTGCCTGTGCTTGTTTAATTGCATTTAAGATAAGATAAGTTTTACCAGTACCGGAGGGTCCTGCTAATGCAACTGCCCTGTTATTAGGATAACCACCAAACAGCGAGCCTGTTAAGCAAGCATTAAGATGCCAATTTCCAGTTGGTATATAATGATCTATTTCTGAAATAGTTGATTTGTCTAAAGTCTCTCCGTATGTGGAGTGTTTTGACATTTCTTTGTTTAAATCTGCGAATGAAAATTCTTTTGCCATATTTGTTTTATTTTATTATTATATAGAAAATATAAGAGTTGTTTTATTGTACAAGTTTATACTTTACTGCTTCTTGTGACATAAATGCATGTAATGCCGGATTATGATTTTTAGGGTTAGATATAAAATCTTTAAGTATTTCTAATTTATCTTTCATTAAACCATAAGATGATCCAAATAATTTAGTTTGCTTTAATAGAGGTGATTTACTAATTATAGCACCAGTAGATTTTATCATAGGCTTGCATTCTTTACCTAAAGTATAACCTAGGTTACTATAAAAATAAGCATTATGATAATTACCTCTCCATGAATAATATGAAGACATTGCACCATAACCTTCAGGTCGAGTAGGATCTAATGAAATTAATTGCAACCACATTTTTTGTTCACATTCATCACGACCACCTTTATTTGCAAGACATCTACACACCATGAAAAATGACTCGTATTGAAGATCTAAATCATCAGTATATTCCGCTGCTCTTAAAAAGAAACCTAAAGCAGATCCCCAATGACCTTCTTTAAAATACCCCTCCCCAAGTTTAAACGCAGCCTTAGCATTAAATGGATTATGAATGAAATTATGAAGTGTTTTATGTTTAGTGGTTTTCTTTACGCTTTCTTTGGTTTTTATAGGCTCCATATTAGTAACTTCCCTAAATACAGATTCAGGTAAACTTAACATAAATGAAGTATGATCTTGAAATCCAAATGGTATTAAAAAGTTATTAGTCTTTTCGTCAAATGCAATACCACAAGTGAATTCAACTCGCCCAGTCATAAAATCAAATTCATCACTAATATATTTAATTTTCCAATCTTTATCCCAAACAACAAATCTGTGATAATAAATTGAGTCTTTTTGAGATTCCGAATTAAACCAAAGATCTACTTCATGAATTATTCCTACCCAGTAATCTTTATATTTAATTATATTAGAAGAACCTCTCATATCTCTTTTTGTTTTAATATGAGATTGGTCTACAATTTTTACTAATTCTGAAGTACCTTTATTAGGATCTACCTTTACTAATTCTGTTGGGCTTGACCATTTAATATAATGGTATGGCATATCATTTATAGCCATCCAATTTTTTTCACAATAAGAAGTAGGATCATTAGGAGGCTCTATTCTTACTCTATCAATCTCCATACAAGACTCGTCATTCTTAATTGTAGATAATTCCATTCTACCTTGCCCATTGACTGTAGTGTCACGTCGCACGCCCGTTTGATATAATTTGTTATCCCAAAATTGTAAACGGGCATCCTCTAATCCAATAAATTCCCATAATGGTGGTCTATCTAATAATGTAGTATCTGTTTTTCTCCATTTATCAACCTCAAGAGTATCACTATTTAAATCACAGATATAATTTGTAGTTCTTAATACTACATCATTTTCTGGATTTAAATAAACTAAAGGACCCCAAGGGCATGGGAATTTTTGTTTATTTTCAGATTGATAAAATAGATATCCAACTCTCCTTAAATTAAGAAGCCATTTATCTTTATGAAAAAGAATCGAACCATTAGTCAATCCTTCACCTAATGATTCTGACGAAGGAATTTTTAATGGAACTAAATCACCACCTTTATCTAGCGCTAATTTACATAAATTGCTTATATCTTTTCTGTTTAATTTATCTGGGTTTTTCATAACATAATTTTTTTTAAAATAAACTTGTAGTATAAATCAAGTTTCTATTGAATCCCTTAAATCCCATAGCAGTAACAACTCTGTTTATAGGATCTAATATTGTTTTTTCGAATTGTCGATCGTAATCAATCTTAGGCGCGAATTCATAAGGATAATCTCCAGGTGCATATGCAAATACATCACAGGAATTATCTTCAGAAAAATACATTTTACATTTTTCCCCGTTTCCTAATGGTTGGTATTTACCTTTTTTGCCTGAATTGTTTAATAAGTAATTATGATAACCTGCAGATCTTACGCCGATTGGGCATTTTGATGCGATCTCAAATTGTTCATAATCATTTACAATATACTTTTGATAATTATTAACCTTTCTTGAAAAACTGATTTGATCAACATTTGCTAATCTAAATTGTCTTTTAACATCCTTAAGCAAAGATGCAAATGCTCCCATATCTAATTCACTTACAGAAAATATGTAAGTTAATAGTTCTTTTAATTTTTCTCTTGCAAAAATAGGAGTAGATGACTGAATGATTTCAAATCCTTTTGAACTAATTTTAGAAAGATCATCATAGTGAATATCCGGATCCTTCCAAACTATATTCTGCATATACTTTTTCTTTGCCAACCATATTGCATTTTTAGCAATACTTTCTAATTCAAAAGATAAAAAGTTTTCTGCATTATTATCGTCTGCATATTTTTGTAGAATCTTTTCTATATAACCATTTAACCTAACCTTATAAAGCTTAAGTATAAATTCTTTTTCATCACCGTTCCAGCCTTCCGACTTTTGAATTACTTCATCAAATTTAACATACACTGAATCTGTATCAATATAAATACCTACTGGTTTTTCAATTTTACCTGTTACAGTAATACCCATAGCAGCGTGAGCTGGTAGATCTTTATGCCAAAACTCTTTAAAATACTTATTAACTAATTGTTCGGTATATAAAATTGCATCTTTACCTTGGAGTGTAATAGTTTCAGCAATATCAACATTAAAGAAATAAAAATAAGGATTACCAAATGCGCCGTAAATAGAGTTAAGCATTAACTTAACTGCCTGTTCATAATTATAAAACTTAGATGCCTCTTCGTTAATTTTTTGTAATTCCTCTGTCATTTTTATTTTTATACGGTAAGATTAAAGAAAGTTTAAAGGGCACCGATTATGATGCCCTTTAAATAATTAGATGCAGTATTAATCCTCGTCAGTAATAGCAACAGCAACAGTAAGATGTGTATTAGTATCTAAAGATTTAAATACAACCTTATTTTCACAAACGCTTACTTTGTAATTTTCCTTATCTAAAAGATTAATATACTTTTTATAAATTACAACTTTTGCACCTTTTTCTACATCTGAATCATAAGAGTGGCATAAAGTAGCATCATAAGAAGTACCTTTAATATTAATACCTTTTTCTCCTATATAAAGAGTAAAGATATCTTCATCTTTATCTAAGTTAAATAATGATTTCATTTTATCTACATGAGTAGTAAGTAAATCAAAACTAAACATTTTAGAATCTGTACCGAATGCTCTATCAGTTTCTTCCTTGCTCATTTCCATAAAAGATAATGAAGGATCTGTACATGCCAAATTAATTTGAAGATCTTCATTTTCTAAAATAAAATCACTTGCCATTAATTCTCCATCATATTCAGTATACTTAATACGACCTTGGACATCACCATTAAAATGACTTAATGCATCAATAACTTTAGTACCATTATAAAAGCTTACCTTTACAGGTTCAGAGATATCAGCATCAAAGATATCAGCAGTTGGAGTGTTAACCAATTTTACGGCATCTCTCTCAGGAAAATATACAGAAGATACAGTACCTTCTTTTGCGATTTTCATAAAGATGAATTTGTCAATTGGAAGTAGTTTGCGAACGAATGAACTTAATTCATAACCGTCAATTTTGTTAATTTTTGTTTCCATTTAAAATATTATTTGTTTATTATTATATTGATTATTGTTACTTAGTTTAAGTTAAAATACAGACTTAATTTTTAATGCTGTTTGTTTTTTCTGTACACTTTTAAAGGATGGTGGTCGCCAATCTTTATTATATAGAATATCCTTTAATTCATATTTGGCCTTATAGTCAAAACCATATCTCCATTTAAGACCTGGTAAAAAATCATTTAACCATAAAGGTTTTTTTGTGCCTATTGCATAATGGATTAAGGATGGTACGACTTCTTTTAAATATTTTTCAGGTGGCTCACCAGCCTTCATATCTTTATCAAGATTTTGCATTAGTCTTAAGTCTTTACTTTCTAAAAATTTAACTTCCTTTCCTTCTGCTAAATATCTATGAATATTAAAATGATGAAACCTCTGTTCTACTGTCCAGCTCGTATAACCTGTAAAATCAAAAAACATATGATGAATAAATGGGTGCTTCATAAACCGCTCAAAGTAATATTCTAACTTAGGGTCTTCGTCATAAATAATATTACCTGCATTTATTGCTAGACCATTCATTTGATCCAAAGTAAAATCAGATTCAAATATTTCATTGAAGGCATTCATTACATCATACTTATTTTTATTTCTAATGTAAAATAAGTTTTCCTTCTTAATACCGAACTCTTTATATTTAGTCCACATATAACTGAGATCATTTAGGATAAATACATCATCATCGGAAACATATGTTCTTTTAACACCAAACATTTCTCTTAGATAAATAGGCATTAGAATTTTAAATAAACAACCATGATTTAATAGAAACTTTTTTGCATTACCTTTATATTGATGCTTTTCTATATAATGATCATATACATCCTTTAAGATAATAATTTTAGCATTAATAAAAATATCTAAATCATGCTCTTTAAAAATGCACTGAAGTTTATCTATGTCTATTTTATTATTATCAACAAATAAGTAAATATCAAAATTTTCTTTGATCCCTTTAGGATAATAACTACATAAGATATTGGTAAACTCTAAACTAGATATTCCTATTGCTAATGCGTTATCTTTCATAATTAAATTATACTTTTTACTTTATATTTCTTTTTAGGTTCTGATCCAATTTCAACAGAATCAATAATTTTATGACTTGTGTTATCTTGTTTCAGAAATGTAAAATTAGTCATCTTAGCCTCGCCTTTACAAAATTTCTTTACCTCATCAGCCATATCCATAGCAGTTGTAACAGGTACATTTTGAGCAATATGATTTACTTGTCTTGAGCTTTCAATACCGAAGTCTAAAGGAAGTCCCATTAAGTGAAGCATTTCTCTAACATTAAGATATCTGTTTTCTACTGGGTGTACACCATTAAACATATTTCTACCAATAAGAGCAGAAAAAGAATCGTGAAAGAAATGCGGGGATGCATCCCAATAACCTAATCCTTGACTTGTTTTATATTGTTGGTGCTCTAACATATCAATAAAAGTCTTTGTAGATTTTTTATTTGAAAACCCTCTTTTAGGATAATGTTTTTCTAACCATTTAATACAGTCATCAATAAGTTCATTTTTTTCTAAGTACTGTGCAATAGTTCCTTTTTTAAATTTTGCAGCAAATTCAGCATGAGTTAAACCTTCCTTTTCTAAAACATATTCATAAGGTGTAAAATGATCTGTGACTTTACCTTCAACCATAAACATATCTTGGTGTGTAGCATCCTTAGGAATTTCATTAAGATAATCAATTAGTAATTTCTTTTCTCTGAATTTCCAACTTAACATAGGTACAGTTGGTGTATTCCAAAAGAAATAAAAAGTTCTCATTCTTCTTTGTGGAATTCCATGAAGCTCGGTGTTTGTTTTAATTAAAGAAAAACTATAGCCATATTTTTCGCCTATTTCTCTTAACCTGTCAACAACACCTTCTCCCATCTTAGTAAAAAGACCAGGTGCATTCTCACCCCAAAGTACTTTAGGTTTTACGTTTTCTAAAATATATTCTGATGAATTATACATCCATTGATTTTGAGTAGCACCAGATCCACGAGAAGCAGACGTTCCTCTTGCAGAATTTAATTGTGATAACCCTGCACAAGGACAAACTGAATTTACATAATCTACTTCGTTAAAGGTTTGTTTAGGAATTTCTAAATCTTCATGATCTAACCTATACATAGGTACATCAGGCCAATATTTTTCAATATGACTTTCATTAGCAGCAAACGCATCATAACTTAAATGAAATGCAGGTTCGTTACCTGCAGATTTTTTACATCCTATAGCACTACCACCAATCAGTGGAATTATAGTACCCCATTTTAATTCTTTTTCCATATTATATTTTTACTTTTTCAATTTCTAAATCTTCCATAAAAGTTAAAGGGTCAATTGTACCTTGATTAATTTCTTCTTCAAGATAAACAATAGTTTCTTTTATAGTATCTCTTATATCTTTTTTAGGTTCCCATCCCATCGATTTAGCTTTGGAGATATCCCCTCTGATATTTAAAGCCTCACCTGCAATCGGATCGTAATGATCAAACACAGGTTCACCAACTCCCATAATATCACCAATCATATTTTTAAGATCCATTAGATTTGTCATTTTACCGGTTCCTAAATTAAAGGTTTGGTTTGCGGTATCTTCATTTTCCATACAAAGAATGTGGAATGCATTAACATCAGATACATCAATATAATCTCTTGCCTTCATATAATCACCAAACACTATAGGATTATGATTACCTTTAATTCTTAAAATAAATCCAGCGAATACAGGAGGTATGGTTCTATTATAGTCTTGAAGTGGCCCAGCAACATTAAAGTATCTCAATGCAGTATAATTTAAACCTTTAGTTCTCTGGTATGATTCTGCTAATAAGGCAAGGCATGCTTTAGTTGTAGAATAAATTGTAGTAGGATCAGATTGATTCTCGTTAAACCCTTCTTTAGGCATTTCACAATTTTCATATACAGCAGAAGTTTCACTAAAGATAATTCTTTTTACATCTGCCTTTACACAACCATTCATTACATTAATACTTCCTAAGATATTATTATCTACAGCTTCGTATGGATCTTCATGACAGTCATAAATAGAAACCAAGCCAGCGAAGTGATAAACATAATCAGGTGCAAAATCCTGAATAATGTTTTCTACATATTGATTTCTAATATCTACTTTATGAAAATTTTCAATTTGATCATGGACTTTAGGTATATAAGTACCGTGTTCCATATTATCGATCACTGCAATACATTTAGGATTATGTCCTCTATTTAATAAATCATTGATAAAATTTGTACCAACGAACCCAGCACCACCGGTGACTAGGATTTTTGTTTCAGAATTATACATTTACGGTTTCAGTTTTAGTTACTCTTTCATAAGATTCCCAGATCTTGTTATCTACATGCTCTCCAGTATAATAAGAATCCTTAAGATACTTTTCTTGTAGGTTATAAAATAATTTCTTATAATGCTCCGGGTTTGCATTTAAGAATTCAATTTTCTTTTTTAAATCTTCTGCTGATTTACATCTAATAAAATGACCTTCAGGGAATACATTAAAGTCAGTATCGTAAGATGGGTGTAAGAAAGGTATAATACCATAGTGTAGCATTTCAGCATACTTAGAGGTTACCATACCTTCTTTAATAGGTACACAGAATGTATATTTAGTACCGAGTAATTCATCGGTCATTGTTTCGATTCTAGTTTCTCCTTTAAACCATTTAGGATACTTTTCTTTAATCTCATCATCCCATTTACCATAGATATCAGTTTCTATTTCTTGATCAACAATGTATTCTTTTACTGGATCCCAACGATCCATTCCACCTGAACCTTTACCTTGATTCTGTAGCATCATAAATGAATTGGTCTTTTTCATTTTAAATAATTCATCAGTATCATATCTTTTCTTATCTAAAAGAAATACTGTTTCAATACCTGAATATTCATATGTAGATGTAATTGTTTTAACATCTCTCAGTGGTGGATTACAGAAATATTGTTCTTCTTTAGTAAATGTATTTTGTGCTAAGTAATAGGTTGGTCTATTATTTATACTCCAATCCTTACACGCAAGAACATATCGGTTATCAACAAGTAAACCTACAATAGGAACTTTCTTTTCCAATTCATTCATCGCTTTAATAATTGGAGCTGCATAATACTTAAAGAAATCCAACGATTTAACTTGACCAGTACCATCCTTCTTGTTGATATACTCTGGAATATTAACAGTACTTGTTGGACCAGTATAAAAGAAAATAAAATCTAAATCTAAACCTTGAATAATTTCAACAGTTTCATCAGTAGACTTTCTCTCTTTCATAGTAGAATGAAATTCTTTAATATTATTAGGAACTATAGGTTCATCTGTTTGCGGTGGGCCGAATAAAGAATTTACTTTAGGTTTTTGTTTTGCTCTAAACTTACCTAAATCATTTGGGCTTAATAGCCAATATTCGATATTAGGATTTCTGTTTGCAATTGAACAAATTAATTGCTTAGGTTCACAATCACCACCGATTGCGCTCCAACTGTTTTCATTAAACTTTATGGCTTTACCTAATTTAAAAAAACCAATCTTTTTTACATTCTCTTTCATATTAACAATTTTGAATAATATCTTCTATTACTTGTTTATCTTGTTCGTATGTTAAATCATACCAACATATATTTAATTCTTCAAATTTTAAATTATCCATCGAGTTTATAAGATGAGTAATTTCATATTCATTTCTGTTTGATAATTTAATACTACTTAAGTTATCAAATGCCTCTTTACCAAATATCATATATCCGCAAAAATATCTACCGCTTACTACACCATGCGGTTTTTCAATAACCACATCTTCTAGGATAGTAGCAAGTTGTAAATTTCTTGCTCTAGTTTCATAATCCTTATAAGTAACAACAGTGTTATTAGGATCATGGTATTCTAAACCAATATTACCTTGATAATAATTGTCACCAAAGAGACATAAGAAAGGTTCATAAAATTTACCTTCCCATGCCTTAATTGCAGCGCCTGGTCCATATTCATCATCCTTCTGAAATTCATAACAAATGTTTATCTTTTCTTTATACTTTGATAAACTTTCAATAATAGGATGAGATAATTTTGTATTTCTATTTTTAAAAAAGAAGTCAGATTTACTTATAGTAACATATGCATCCTCTATTCCATTCTCAATACAAAATTCAATACAGTACTGAATTGTTGATTTTCCTAAAATTGGATCTATAAGTTTATTTGATCCATACCTAGTAGACCTCCCGGCTGCTAAGATAATTGCTTTTCTTACTCTACTCATTTGCTATATTTAATTTCTAATTCATCGAATAATTCATGCCCTTTCTTAAGGAACATACCTGCCAATTCATATCTTTCATTTAATTCAAAAAATGGAACAGCTCCTAATAAGTGAACTGCTAAAAAGAATTTTAATTGGTATTCGTCATACCATTCATACATTATGTTTTCTGCTTCCCTACAGAACTTAAGATATTTAGAATTCCTTTCATTGTATATATGGGCCTCATATTTCATTACAAAAGATTGCATCAGTTTTCCATAGTCATAATAATTCTGCTCTTCAGTACCTCGTGGATCAATAAAAATAAAATCCTTATCATATAAGATATTACTTACTGTTAAATCACCATGAACAAACCCCCAGCCTGACGATGCATCTAATTCACCTTCATAAGTATAACCTGTTCTACCTTCTAATTTATCTAAATAAGATCTTGTATCTACATCAGTACCGTAACCATCAAAATCATTTACAATATGAATAAGATCATCTAATTGGTCAATTGATTTAATTAAAGGCTGTTCACAGATTTTATCATACCATGTTGGGTATTTTTTCATTTCAAATGAAGTATCTGATATAGGATTAATCTTTATAAAATTCGGATGGGTACAATTTTTTAACCAATCCATTTGCTGCTTAAACTTTATAGGATAAACCCCAGCTTCTTTAATAACTTTGTTATCTTGAAGATATACCCTATCTCCACTATTTCCTACTAAAACTTTACCAGTATGCATTTCATTTTGTTTTTAAGTGCGAATGTTGAATCTACTTCTGAATCACCAACCATTAAAAAATCAGCTGGATTATATTTAGGAAATGTTTTAAAAATTAAATCTGCCATATCTGAGTGTGGCTTTTTATTTAAAACATCATCCCTCGTTACAATCATATCAAATAATTCATTACTTATATTATGATAAGCCATAATTCTATCTACATTTTCTCTAGATGAATTTGATGCTATAATAACTTTTTCAAATTGAGAATTTTTAATTATCCACAAAAGTAATTGATTTATTTTAGTCTTATGAAGATTCTTTGAAAATATTTCTCTTTTGTAATCTTGTGCTAATTGGGACTCAGCTTCAGTTAATTGATATTTCTTTAAAAGAACATCCATTCCGTAATTAATATCAGACATTATTGTTTCAATAGGTATATCCCTATTCAATACTCTTTCTATAGCAAGTTTCCATGAATTTGCATGAGTATCTATAGTTGAAACTAAAGTATCATCAAAATCTAATATTAAGCAACGTTCCATATAATTTAACTGATTTATTATTATATAGAAGTTTTTAAAAAAGTTTCAAGTATAACCGGGCATTATACAAACAAAAAAGACCATCTAATTAAAGATAGTCTTTTTTAAAAAAGATTATGTATGATTACATATTGTTCTTAGTCTCTTGGACGTGTAATCTTAGTTCTTGTGCTAGATTTTTAACTTCTTGCATTGATTTTCTAATTCTTACGGCGGCTGCCTTATTTCCCTTTACATAGAATTTATCTACATCTTCACTTACTGACTCGATAAGAGCCTTGATTTCTTCAAATTTTTCCATAATAGTTATTTTTTATTGTTTTTATATATATTCATTAGAATTTACCTTTTCTGTTTCTATAGAAACTTGTTAGTTTTGGTACGTACATATACTTATGACCTTTATCTTTTATAACCTTCATCATTCTGTTAAACATGTCAACATCAGCTGGGTTAGTTTTTTCTTTAGATATTTTAGGTTCGGTATTACATTGCGCGTCGGCATCACGATATCTTAAATCACCACACATAGAAGGTCTCCATGAAACTGCAGAGTGACTAACATCACCATGAGTATAACCAAGATTATTTGGTTCTATTAGATTAGTATGCCTTTCGTCCCTAGGTTGGTACATATATTTCTTAGAGCTATTTGTTGCGTCTATCTTTTTACGGCTTCTTGTGAATACATATGCCAATTCAGGATATTGTGTGTATGCTTTTGCTAAAAGCTCTAAGTGATTAGGAGTCCACTTATCATCATGGTCAATTCTAACAATATAATCACACCCATCTGACTTAGCCATTTGCAAACCTTTATTCATTGCACCGCAACCTGCAGTATATCTAAATTGTTGCTTTGTAAAACCTTTATCTCTTTCACCAGGTGATGACAGGTTATGATATTTTAATTTACCCTTTGGGATAATACTATTCATTACTTCCTTTATCTCTTCATCACCATCATATTTATCACCTACTAAGTAAACCGTATAATTATCATACTTTTGATTTTTTATTGATGTTAAAGAATCTTTTAATATACTAGGTGTAGTCATGTGATTTTGTCTAGTTGTCTGAGCACCACCATCAGATATTTTATGAGTAGGCATTACTATACCGAATTTTATTTTGTTATCAATTTTATTAGAAAGATTTTTCTCCAACAAAATTTCAAAATTTTTAGAACCTATATAAGATTCTAATAATCTATACTCTTCAAAATTTATCATTTATTAAAAAATGTTTTTACTGACTTTATTACTCTTTTTAAATCCGAGTCAGTCATACTAGAACCGGATGGTAAACATATACCTTGTAAAAATAATAAAGAGCTATTTCCATTTATATATTTTCTATATCCTTTTAGAACTGGCTGTTCATGCATTGGCTTCCATAATCTTCTTGCTTCAATATTATCTTTTTCTAAATGTGATATAAGATCTTCTGGTCTGTCTTCTCCTTTTAATAAAGCACAAGTTAACCACATGTTTGATCTATCTGTGTTTCTTTCGTTCTGAAATGAATAAAAATACTTACTTAATTCTTTTCTATAAACTTTATTAATTTCTCTAGTTCTATTAATTCTTTCTTCGATAACTTCCATTTGACCAATCCCAATAGCGGCTAAAATGTTACTCATTCTATAATTATAACCTATTTCTGTGTGGTGATAAAACGGCATAGTATCTTTTGCTTGAGTAGATAAGAACTTCATTCTTTCAGCCTTCTTCTTATCATCTGTTATGATTACTCCACCACCAGAGGTAGATAAGAGTTTATTTCCGTTAAAAGAATAAATGCCAATAGAGCCAAAGGTTCCAGTATGTTTATTATTAAATTTAGAACCAATACTTTCTGCTGCGTCTTCAATAATAGGTATGTCATATTCATCTGATAATTTTTTAATTGCATCCATATCACAAGGTACCCCAAAAATATGAACTGGTATTATAGCCTTAGGTTTTTTACCTAAAGCCGTTGAATTAAGTATTGCAGTTTCTAATAAAACTGGATCTAAATTCCAAGTAGTTTCTTCTGAATCTACAAAAATAGGCTCTGCTCCACAATAAATAATAGGGTTAACTGTTCCTATAAAAGTAAGAGAAGAACAGATAACATAATCACCCTCACTTACATTTAATGCCTTTAATGCTAAATGAATACCAGCAGTACCTGATGAAACTGCTACTGCATGTTTTGCTCCAGTGTATTCTTTAACCTTTTCTTCAAACATATTAAGCTGAGGTCCAATCGGAGCAATCCAATTATCATCAAAAGCTTTTTTAATGTAATCTAATTCTTTGCCTGACATATGAGGCGGTGATAAGTAAATTTTTTTCATATTATTTTTCTTCTAGCAGGATTTCCGTATGCAGTTGAATTATCAGGAATGTTTTTAGTCACTACTGACCCTGCACCTATCATACAATTTTTTCCAATTTTTATATAAGGTAAGATTACCGACCCTGCTCCAATATAACTACCTTCGCCAATTTCTACACCACCACATAATGTTGCATTAGGGCCAATAAAAGTAAAATCTTCTAATATACAATCATGGTCAATAGATGCTGCTGTATTAACTATACAATGCCTACCTATTTTAGCGTTTATTTGTATTACTGCTCCTTGTAATATTTGGCTACCTTCACCAATATCATAATTGCATATAATTGCAGAATCAGATATAACTGTTACATATTCTATTTCACCTAGCACTTCTTCAGCTATTCTTTTTCTGGATTTATTATTACCTATTGCTATGACCCACGGGCCTTGTTGTAAATCAAAATCCTCATCATTATAAAAATTTACTTGACTACTACCTAAAACAGAATTAACTACTTTTGCGTGACCACCTTTTCCGTAAATATTAATCATTACTTTCTCTTTTAAATTCTGGAACAATACTTTTCATTAATAAAAGTATCTTGTAAAAATCATTTGATCTTATTTTAGATAACTTTTCTATTTTAGGTATTAACGTTTTAAAATCATATTCTTCGTGGTTTAATTTCATAATGTTATGATCCTCAGTAGGAATCATATTCTCACCATTACATAATAATTCTTCATATAATTTTTCACCTGGTCTTAAGCCTATATACTCTATTTCAGCATTACTATTAAAATGCTTAATTAAATTTTTTGCTAAATCAGTAATGCTTACAGGTTCACCCATATCAAATAAAAACACTTCACCACCATCTCCTAGTACACTTGCTTGTAATACTAATTGGCATGCCTCAGGTATAGTCATAAAGTATCTTATAACTTCCGTGTGTGTAACACTTACCGGACCGCCTCTTTTAATTTGCTTTACAAATGTTGGAATTACTGAACCTTCAGATCCTAGTACATTACCAAATCTTGTAACAATAAAGTTAGTTGCTGATTTTGTTTCTAAGAATTGAGTATATAATTCTGCTATTCTTTTAGTTGCACCCATAACATTTGTTGGGTTAACTGCCTTGTCAGTAGATACCATTATAAATTTATCTACTTCATTCATATATGAAATATTTGAGACGTTCATTGTACCTAATACATTTGTTTTGATTGCCTCAACAGGATTTGCCTCCATCATAGGTACATGTTTATATGCAGCTGCATGAAAAACTATATTAGGTTTAAATGAATCAAAAACTTCTTCTAACCTATACTTATCTCTAACATCACCTATTACATATTTAATATGAGAATTTGGATTTGATCTACTTATCTCTTGTTCTAAATGAAACATAGATGCTTCTGCATTATCAAATACAGTTACAGTAGATGCATTAAACTTAACAAGCTGTCTTACTATTTCACTACCTATTGAACCTGCACCACCTGTAACAAGTATTCTTTTGCCTTTAATAAAATCTTTAATTAATTTAAGATCGGTTATTATAGGTTTACGATTAAGTAATTTATTGTAGTCTAGACTCATATATTATTTATTTGAGTAACTAACCAGTCTAATTCTACTTGACTTTCGGAATCTGAAATAGCATTATCTGGATCTGGGTGAGTTTCAATAAATGAACCATCATATTCAAAAATCTTAGCTGCTTTAGCATATTGTTTTGCTAATTTACGACTACCGCCAGTTATACCTTCACCTGCCATTTGTGTTGAGTGGGTACAATCTAAAATAACTTTATCTGCAAATTCTTTCATTACATCAACTCCTCTAAAATCTACAATAAGTCTATCATATCCAAAATTAGATCCTCGCTCGGTTACCCATACTTCACACTTTGGATCTACTTCTTTTATTTTGGTAACTGCATGTTTCATTGCATCAGCAGATAACCATTGACCTTTCTTAATGTTAATGACATTAAAGTTTTTTGCACATTCAACTAAAAGATCAGTTTGCCGACATAAGAATGCCGGTATTTGAATAACATCAACTACTTCAGATAAAGGTAATGCTTGGTCAGGTTCATGAATGTCAGTTATGATTTTAATATCAGGATAATAGTGTTTAACCGTTCTCATAATCTCCATTCCTTCCTCTAACCCAGGGCCTCTATCAGAATGTATGGAAGTTCTATTTGCTTTATCAAAAGATCCTTTTAAGTACCAGTTCTTATCTCCCATACAAGCATATAATGTTTTAGCTACTTCTAAAAAGTTATCCTCATTTTCAATACTACAAGGGCCAAGTATATAAGTATAATTTTTCATAATTTATTTTTAACCGTCACAACTAACACAGTCTTCCATTGCCTTTTGTGCAATATCACCTCTTAATACAGATTCAGTTCTCATATAGTATAAAGTTTTAATTCCTTGCTTCCATGCTTCTAAGTGAACCTGGTTAATCCATTTTGGAGTAGCTTCTTTAGGAAAAGCAAGATTTAAAGATACTGCCTGGTCTACATATTGTTGTCTAACACCTGCTTGTTTTACTAATTCTAATTGATTGATTTCTTTAAATGTTTTAAACACATCCTTGAACGGAACGCCTTCTTGGTATTGAGGAACATCTTTACATTTCATTAATATTCCTTTTAAGAAACACCAATCATCTAAGAATTTTAAACCTTGCACAGATCCACCGTCAGCCATAATTTTGTCCCATACCTTTTTATTATCATGTCCAATTTTATCAAGATACCCTTCTAATTGTTTATTCTTTCTAATAAAGGTTCCCTTTGCTGATTGATCGGTCCATATATTTGCTGGCACTGGTTCAATACCTGCAGATATTCCACCGGCTAATTTTGAATTAGAAACTGTTGGTGCAACTGCTCTTAAATGAGTATTTCTAAAACCGGTATCTCTACACCATAAAGGTTCTCCGTATTCCTCAGCAAGATCTCGGCTTGCCTTTTCACTTTCTATTTTAATTTGAGAAAATATATTACGAGTTTCATATTGAGCCTCTAGCCCTTCAAATGCAATACCTCTTTGCTGTAAATAAGTATGCCATCCTAATACACCTAAACCTAATGCCCTACCCTTTTCAGCAGATCTTACAGAATTTTCAAACCCTTTTCTATATTTTGCTTTTTGTAAAAATTCTTCAAGTACACCATCTAAGAACCATGTTGAATCATAAATCAGATTAGTATTTTTCCATTCATCATACTTAGAAAGATTAAGAGAACTTAAACAACAAACAAAAGAATGATTTTCATCTGTATGTAAAACAATTTCAGAACAAATGTTAGTCATAAAAACCTTTAGGCCGTTTTTCTTATATGCTTCAGGGTTTTGTTTATTAACATTTCCTCTATACATAATATATGGTTGACCGGTTTGTCTACGCTTTCTCTGTACTGCTCCATATCTTTTTCTAGATTCAGCATCGCCTTCTAAAACATTTCTCATAAACTTATCAGAAATAATAACACACTGGTTTGTATTTAAACATTGTCTATTAATATCACCTTTAGGTTCTCTAATTTCTAACCATTCCCAAAAATCACTATGATCAATACTTAGGTTAGTACTCGCAGCACCTCTTCTTACAGCACCTTGATTAGTTGCAAGAATAGTAGAATCATTAATTTTAATAAAAGGTACTACACCATCACTTGTTCCATTGTCGGTTATCTCTGCACCAGCAGGTCTAATTTGATTATGGCATATTCCTACACCACCACCATGTTTAGCTAATAACATTAATTCAAGGTTCTTTTGTCCTATATCATTTATTGAATCTGCTACATCTATACCAAAACAACTTATAGGTAAACCTCTTTCTGTTCCAGTATTGCTTAATACAGGTGATGCTAGATTTAACCACCCTTTCCAAATGTACTTCATAAACTTATCAGCCATTTCAGGTTTCTTGAGTCTATTAGCTACAGTTGTTGCTACTCTCCAATATGCGTCCTTTGGAGTTTCTCCAGGTAAACAATATCCTCTTGATATTGTATTTAGGTAAACATCAGTATGACCCCACTCTGGGTAATCAACACCGCGTTCCCAACCTAATTCTTTTTCTATTTGATCTGCTGTCATTCTTTCTTTTTTATTAAGATTAATCGTTTACCTTAATGGTTTCATCACCAACATGCTGATGTGCATGTTTTATTGTTGGAGATAATAGTGGATGGTCACCGATTGAACTATGCGCAGCATGTATACAATATGGGCAGTTCTCCTCATAAACTTTTTCAATCTTATCTTTGATTATTGCAGTATCTATTGATATGCTATAAACAGTTCCTACTAGCCATGATGCTACCCCGAAAAGCAGTGCACCTGCTAAATAAATTATTTTTTCTTTCATTTTGTTTTATTTTTTTTGTTTTTAATTATTACCAAATATCATCCCAATCATCACCTTCGCCTGCTTTAGCATAATCAGTTGGCCTGATTGCAAAAAAGTCAGTATGAGTATGCCCACCTGTTAAATGATAAAACCAATCTAACGCATCAGCAGATTTTTCATCATATTCAAATATTGGATCTAATCCTAGTTCTTGTAATTTTTCGTTTGTTCTTCTGTAAATAAAATTCTTTAAATCATATGCTTTAAGATTTTCAATATCACCTTGCTCAAATATCTTATCAATATAATTATGTTCCATACCTACAATTAATTTTGCAGCTTCATATACAGATTCTTTAACATCTTCTCTTAAAGTTTCATCCTCAGAACACATATGGTTAAATAGCCTACACCCCATTTTAGAATGTAATGATTCATCTCTTACAGACCATTTCATTTGTTGGCCTATCCCTTTTAATAGATTTCTCATTTGAAAAGAATAAAGAACAGCAAAAGAACTATAAAGAGATACACCTTCAGCAAATGCGGAGAATATTGCAAGACTCCTAGCAACTTCCTTTCTAGCATCTTTACTTTCTAATAAATCTTTATCAGTATACTCAGCTTTAGTTGACATTAAGAAGTCAAATTTATCAGCCATTGAAGGTTCATGTAAAAATGCAGTGTAATCCTCAAGACCTAAAGTTTCATTTAAATATGAATAAGCAACTGCATGGATCGTTTCTTGTGAACCAAACATCATTGCCATTTGTCTTATCTCATGTTTAGGAAACCATTTAGTAACCATTCCTGTCCAATAATCAGATACCGCACATTCAGTTTGCGCAAATCCTAAAAGAATATTTCCAACTAAATTCTTTTCATGAGGTTTAATATTTTCATTCCAATCTTTTAAGTCACCTTGCATTGATATTTCAGTATGTAACCAAAATGCTTGGGCTTGTGGTAACCAACCATCCAGATAATATTCTGGAAATTCAAAAGGTTTGTATTCGATACGCTCAGTAAAAAGTTTGCTCATTGTTAATTTTTCTTTTTGACTAAATATGCAACAGAAGTTGCATAAGTAGTTTAGTGTGGTTTATTTATTTAAGACTTTTTTAGTTCTTGTTCCAAATCGTATGCTTTTTGTTGCAGTCTAAAAGATTCTTTCTTATATTCTTTTCGCTGATCATATAACCTTGTAAGAACATCCTTTAGTATAGATCTTTCAGTATCATACACAGCACCAGTAACCGACACAATATTATTCTCACCTCTTTCAGCGCTTCTTTTTTCAGGTGATACTTTTTTCTTAAAGCTTTCTGGCGAAACATTTAACTGTCTCATTATAGAAGGATATAGAGAAGCAAAATCAAATGCAGCTACTGCGTTATGCATACCAGTTATTGGCTCTTTTACGAAGGCTCCTTCGAACTGCTCTCTTTTAGATGGTGGTGCTTTAGGATCTTTTGCCATTACTAAATTTCTGGTTAGAAATTCTCTTGCCAATAGTGCTTCAGTAATTGCGACTGGTGATGCTGCTTTAAAAATACTAATTTGAGTCATATGAGCAATAGTTAATGCAATATCCATTGTCTTAATCTTTTGATGAATAAGATAAACTAATGCTGTATCAATTACATTATAGAAAACATATTTAGGATAATCCTTTTCATACATATCTTGGATAGTACCTTCATATTTAACTTTCTTAATTCCTACTACGGCTTCTCCTACAGTATCTAATTTAAAGTCTTCTTTAATATCAACGGTTCTATCCCACTTTGCATAAATATCTAAATAATCCATTACACCTACGTGGCAAGGAAATTCATCTCTTCCAAAATTTCTACCTATAGGTGAAGCCGAACCAATATCAACACCAAGCTTTTTACACCTATTAATAATATACTGCCAATCAAATTTTATATAATTCCAACCTGTCATCATTGGGAATTTCTGAACAAATGACATCATAAAAGTTGACATCATATCATATTCAGATTTAAAACATTTAAAAGTAAATGAAAAATCATCATCGATATCTTTAAAGTGTTCGTCGATTTGTTTTTGTATTTTAGTTTGAGTTTGATTATCTAAATCTTTAGTTGCTAAAACAATACATTGTTTTTCTGGAGTAACAATACAAATTGTAGTAACTGGGTTTGGTGCTTTACTTGGTTCAGGGAAAGAATCAGTTACCTCAACTTCAATATCTACAAAATAAGTTCTTGGAAAATGATAACCAAAAATTAATTCCCTATCAGAAAAAGATAGTTGATCCATGTATTCAATAATCCTATACTTATTTAACCACCTAGATCTTGCCTTTTTGACTGGGCGACCATCCCAGTTTTTTATTTTAGAGTCAGCATTAGGATCCGATTCATCACATACTTCCCAATTAAACATATCTTCTGGTTTAAGATCATAAGTCTTAAATCTTGTTTTACCGTCAAGATTAAAATATGATACCCATAGTTGGCGATCTTCTTGTGTAATGTCTAAAAGCATATTTATTTTTTATATGTAATAATTAATAGTTGTTTTCTTGTCTATTCCAATTTTCTTCATTTTTGGAAAGATAATAATTATAGAACTCTTTTGGAGAAACTCCAATAGCCAACCCTGCATTAAATACAAAATGCATTACGTCTACCCATTCCATTTTTAATTCTTTAAGATCACCTGGAGATAAATCAGATAACTTTTGATTTCTAATTTCAAGGTTTGCAGATTTCCAAGGTTTCCATGCAGCATTACCTTTGCCGTCTTCAATACCACCAACCGCATCCATCATTTCATGTAATTCATCAATGATTGCATGGTTAGTTACCATAAGAAAGTCAACAACGTCTCCTATATTAAATTCAGAAAAAGGTTTTCTACCTTGTTTCTCAAAATACATAGATTGTGTTTTTGCTTGAAGTGAATAAAGATCTTCTAATGAGTTTTTAGAATGATCATAACCGTTCTCTGAAAAGTAATCTCTTACCTCGAGATCTTTACATTTATTATCTATATTAGCCATAAGTATTTGATTTATTTTTATATAGCTAATATGTAAATTTGTTTACATATAAGCAGAAGGATTTGGGAGGCCACTATAATGATCCCATAATGCTTCATCATTCCATTTTGAATCATACCAGAACATTCTCCCATTTTTGTCTTTTCTCTTTGCCATTTGAGGATTTCCATAACACCTCATAAATTGCCTAAGCGGCTCAGGATCTGTACTAAATGGACTTTCCCAATCTTTGAGTTGACCGCCACCTAATGAATATGCCTGTAATGGAATATCTCTACATAATACAAAAATATCAGGTTCTCTTTTTAAAATTTCTCTTGCTGATTCAAATGGATTAATCCAAGATAAGCGATAGAGTATTTCTGCCCTGAGATAATTTCCTATACCATTAAAATAAGACTGGTTCATCAGTACTGTGTGTATAGGATGATTGAATGCAGCTTTATCTAAGTTATGAATAATATTATCAGTAAAAGCATCATATTCTTTAGTAGGATCTGGTCCTCTATTAGGTGACCAATCATCTACCCATTTCCACTTACCGAATCTACGGACATCAACAAATGATAATGTAGTTCCATCTTTTTCAAGAAACATAAGATGAGAATGCTTCTTCTCTTTACCGGTATTAGTATGGGTAAAATGACCGCTCATTCCCATTGTCATTAGGAGATGTCGTTTTTCACTAGAATCATTATCAGAAATTGTAAGCATGAGTTCCTTTCCTCTACTCTCTGCAGATATTCTAAAGAACTTAAAAGGTACTTCAATATCCTTTCCTTTATGAACAGGGTTCTTTTTAATGTTTACAAATTTTAATCCGCTTGCCGCTTTATTGACATAATCGGCGGTTAATCTAAGTTCTGCTAATTCTGGCATATCTTAATAGTTAAATCCTTTAATGTGAATGTCTAAGGAGGTTAATAATTCTGGAGTTCTTACACCGCTTCTACATACGGCATCTAATGTTTTTTGTTCAGTTTTTAGTATCCAAGCAATTTTAAGATTATTAACTAAGATATCATGAATGTTCTTAACTGTAATTTTTTCTAAAGCATAAAGCTTTTTTGCTATTTGGGATACTGGAATAATATGTTCTTGGTGAAAGGTACCGTTTTGTCTGCCTATATCTCGTAGCCCACTTTTATGATTTTGTTCTTTCCATCTCACCCATTGTAATCTTTCTTCAGCATCAGGTATTTTCATTTTCTTAGCTTCTGTTAAAGCACCTAAAGAATACATATATGGAATTCCATGTTGCTTAGGATTATCTGATGAAAATCTTACTAACCTTGATATAGCATATTTAGTATCTTTATCTTCCGGGTTTTCGGAATACCATTTCAGTAAAGGTTCTAATGCCTGTGAGTATAGTTTTATTCTTGGTATCATATTAACCTTTCATAGTTTTAATTGCGTTACGGATATTTCCATTTACTGCTTGGACAGTTAATCCCAACTCTTTAGCAATTTCAGAAGTTTTCATTTCATGGCAACCAATACCAAATTTCATTTTGATGATTTCCTGTTGCTTAGGTTTTAGTTTGGTAAGTAAACCTGCAATAGTATGATTCAGATGTGATTCATTATGAGCAGATTCAATATGAGGTTGATATGAACCTTGGTAAGTAGCATCCAATACAGATACTTTAGGAGCCTCCTCGGTAAGGTGGGCTTTATGAGCAGGTACGCGGATGGTACGGCTTTTGTTGTTTAGTGCTTGGCGGATTGTTGCCTTGATCCACCATGATGCGTGTGTGGAGAATTTTGCACCGTTTGATTTTGCAGGGTTCCATTTGTCTCTTGCTTGGCATAATCCAATTGTACCTTCGTGGATTAGATCCTCTAATGATAGTCCCATACCCTGGTATTTTTTGGCAAGGTGGACGACCAATCTTAGGTTACCTAATACTGGGTCTTTTGATGTTTTGTAGTCTCCGATTTGTTTGTAGAATGTGTTATCCATGTTTTTCCGTTTTTATAAATTTGTTATATATAAATATAATAAAAAAAATTGGGAAAAAAAAATATTTCGTAGACTTTTTTCTCTAAATATGAAAAAAGTTATTAACAATCTATTAAAGATTACCAGGTGCTAATTTATCTGCTTCGATGTCTTTAATTAGTATATCAATACCTTTGATTACCAAGGAAACTGAATCATCATCAGGTAGTCCACTTTTACTACCTATAAATAATAACATATCCTTTATTGTATTAACTCTTTCAGTAACTAATCTTTTACTTAAAATAGGATTGTTAGGAGGTGTAAAATGTGTATCATTATATTTCCAACTCAGTTTCATATCATCTCTTAAACTCATAACTTATTTATTATTATATTGATTATATGAAGGTTGGTTTAAAGTAATTATAAAATAATAGGTAAAACCAATAGAGTGTGACTACCTCACCTATTCTTGTTCTAACTCAAGTTTTTTAATCCAGGTAGCTGCTCTCATGCATAGTTCAAATTCTTCAGCATCTTCAACTCTAGGTAAATTTAATTTTAATGCATCTAGGTAATTTGATCTTTTGATATTAATATCTAAATCCAAGTTTTTCATAAATCCTAATGCAATTACATCAGCACCTTCATCAAGACCTTTACAGATTCCAGTTACTATTGCAATAGAAATTTCCGTTGCCTTAAGACGAGCTTCTTCTTCCAGATCGTCCATATTAGTTGATTCAAATTCAATCATTAATACCTTTTTTAATTTGTAAACAAATATGACATTTTTCATATTCTTCATCATCCTGAAATACTTGAATCATATTATCCAATAATGTATTTGATTCAGTAATAGTTACACTTTTAGTTTTTATGAGAGACTTAACAGCAAACACTGCTTCTTCTATACTAAGATTTTCAAAGTCGCTATAAAACTTCTCAGCTTGTTTTCGTGCCCATGTTTTTTGTTCTTCTTCCATATCTGCCATTGCATACATTTTGGCGATTTCATCCATTTCTATATCATGATCTTGTGGGTTAAAGCCATCATCAGGATCTGAATCATTCCAATCGTTTATCATATTTGTTATTTTATTATTTATTTAAATATAACAAAACTAAAAAAGATTTGAAAGTTAATTCAAATCTTTTTTAAAAATATCTAAATTTACTTATTTCCAGAATTTCATTAAAGCTAAAGCCATACCAAATAAGGTCTGTACTACGATCCATACTGTTATTGCCTGAGTCTTAAATGTTTTTAATTCTGTAACATCTTTAACCGTTGCATCTAATTGTGATGGTGATGCAACTTCATCTATTTCTTTTTTCCATCGCCATAGTTCTTTTGCAAAATCTTCCTTTACTTTCATTTCTGTAATTTCTCTCTTTAGATCTTGTATCTCACTATTTAAGGAATTTATGCCTTCATTGAGTCTTTCTAATTCAGCTATAACTAATTTAGAATATTCATTCCATCCATTTTGACCATTACTTGCCATTACAAAGTTCTTTTATTTTTTTGATTTTTTGTGTAGCGGTCATCTTTTTACAATCAACAATAGTCTTAACTTGCTTAAAGCTTGCTTTGAGAGAAATATCCCTGTCAGCTAACTTTGAAGTTAAATCTTTTAATTCTTGTATACATGATGGCTTTTCCATTAACATGATTAATTATGGTTTATTTATTTCCTTAACACTTGTTGGTTTTTGTTCTATTTCACTTTTTTGCCACATTTTCCTTAAAACTTTTTTTGCTTTGGAAACTGGCTTATCTCTTTTAATCTTTTTATTACACCCACACATAGTTACCATTTATTTTTAGGGCAACTTTCTGTTGACCATTTTGCTTTCTTTTTTAAATAACATCCACATATACAACATTTACTACCGCATTTATCGGAGCACTGATTACATATTGATATTCTACTATTATATTTATCAGACGTAACCTGATCTCCCCAAACAATGTATTTAAAAAGGGCTATTATAAATCTAACAATTCTTTTCATATTTAAATTATTATTGAACATGCCCAGTTAAAAGCAACCGCAGTTGTCGCGGTAACAGTATTAAATTCAATGGCTACACCAATATAATCACCGGGACCAACGTTAAGATTAGCTATATTAACATTACCACAGAAATGACTTACTCTACTACTTTCAGAAAGTGTAAACGTAGACGAATTAGATTGTGCAATGCTAGCCAGATTCCTTCCGTCAGTAGTAGAACATTCAGTAGTAAATACATAAACTCTACCTGTTAAATTGTACCCACGGCCGAGCCAGGTATTGTGAGCTGCAACTGAAAAATCAACTGAACAAACATCTGTAGCAGAAGCAGTTGTTTGGATATTGGATTTGGCAGCAAGAGTACTCCATTCTATATAAGAAAAAGTAGCAGGCAATGATCCACTATTTGCACCGGCAGCCCACTCATAAGTATTCCACGACCCCTGACCATTACCAGTTGGTTGGCTTTTAGCATACCAGAAATTAGCTTGCGGACCGTCAATCAGTACAGAATTTTCACTTATTTTATTAACAGATCCACCGGCACCACCACCCGAAGGTCCTTGTGTTCCTTGCGTTCCTTGAACACCAGTTCCAGTAGTACCTTGAGTACCTTGAGCACCAGTTCCAGTAGTACCTTGTGTTCCATTAGTACCTTGTGTTCCTGTGGTACCTTGTGTACCAGTAGTTCCTTGAGTTCCTGTGGTTCCTTGAGTTCCAGTAGTACCTTGTGTTCCAGTAGTACCCTGAGTTCCTGTGGTTCCTTGAGTTCCTGTAGTTCCTTGAGATCCAGTAATACCTTGAGTACCTTGTGTTCCAGTAGTACCTTGTGTACCAGTAGTACCCTGAGTTCCTGTGGTTCCTTGTGTACCGGTGGTACCTTGTGTTCCAGTAATACCTTGAGTTCCAGTAGTTCCTTGAGTTCCAGTAGTACCTTGAGTTCCTGTGGTTCCTTGAGTTCCTGTGGTACCTTGTGTACCGGTGGTACCTTGTGTTCCTGTGGTTCCTTGAGTTCCTTGTGTACCAGTAGTTCCTTGAGTTCCTGTGGTTCCTTGAGTTCCTGTGGTACCTTGTGTACCGGTGGTACCTTGTGTTCCAGTAATACCTTGAGTTCCAGTAGTTCCTTGAGTTCCAGTAGTACCTTGAGTTCCTGTGGTTCCTTGAGTTCCAGTAGTTCCTTGAGTTCCTGTGGTTCCTTGAGTTCCTTGAGTTCCAGTAGTACCTTGTGTTCCAGTAGTACCTTGTGTTCCAGTAGTTCCTTGAGTTCCAGTAGTTCCTTGAGTTCCTGTGATACCTTGTGTTCCTGTGGTACCTTGTGTACCAGTAGTTCCTTGAGTTCCTGTGGTTCCTTGAGTTCCAGTAGTACCTTGTGTTCCAGTAGTACCTTGAGTTCCTGTGGTTCCTTGAGTTCCTTGAGTTCCTTGAGTTCCTGTGGTTCCTTGAGTTCCAGTAGTACCTTGTGTTCCAGTAGTTCCTTGTGTTCCAGTAGTTCCTTGAGTTCCTGTGATACCTTGTGTTCCTGTGGTACCTTGTGTACCAGTAGTTCCTTGAGTTCCTGTGGTACCTTGAGTTCCAGTAGTTCCTTGAGTTCCTGTGGTTCCTTGAGTTCCTTGAGTTCCTTGAGTTCCTGTGGTTCCTTGAGTTCCAGTAGTACCTTGTGTTCCAGTAGTTCCTTGTGTTCC